CGTCTATACACGTTGATGTTGGTGATAACACTTCACGGGACTTAATGGAGTTTCAAGTCGGCTTATGAAGTGCCGCTCACCATGCTTTTATTATAGCACGCAACGTGCTATATGTCAAGCACTTTTTTAAAAAAATTTTAAAAAGGTAGTTTGATTTTTTCTATTATATTGAAGGAAAATATAAAAAAGGTAGTATTAAAAAGTGGTACAAATGTAGTAATAGCAGGGATTTGAGGGGATTTTTATGGTAAATGATGTTATTTTATCGATTAGCAAGAAAACAGATGTATAAAAACAGAGTTTTTGCGGTATTTCAAAAATATGATGCAATTTAGACTTGCGGCATCATTCTAATTGAGAAACATTATCAATAAGGAATAGGTATTCTAATTGAGAAACGTTATCACTTGTATCGTGATGCAATTATAAGAAATACAGGTAAATAGTAAACAGGGAAATAGCAGGGAAATAGAAGGGAAATAGACAAATATATTATTTTCTAGGTGTATTTTTGTGGTTTTTACGTCTTAACACTTTTTTACCTGTTCACTTCTTGAAATGGCGATAACAGCAGGATTTTATAAATATTGATAGTGATGTTATAAAATTTTAAAAAATATGTTAAACGACCGTTAAACAAGGGTTTTTCTTAACACATATAAAACATAGTGGATTAGTATGTATTGCATTAAATTTTAATTTTTCTGCAAGAAATGATTTTTTAATGGCGTATAGTCTTTATTATAAGACGATAAATTTTCTATTGTTTGGCTTGTTTATTGACTTCTTAGGGCTTATTTTGTCTTGTTTGAGTGGGTAGGGCGATAATTTTGATACCTATAATCATTATCAATTAGCAGGTAGGCGGTCTTGATTTTTATACATATCGAGAGGGTATATTGTTTATTTTTTTGTACAAATAATTGCTTATCGAGAGGGTGTTATAGAAAACATGAAGAAAGTGTTAAATTATTCATTTTTTAACAGTTTTTTGCTATTTTTCTTATTTTTTTCTATTTTTGAGCCAAAAACTTGCTAAAGTTCATCATATATATTATGAGGGGGGCAAAATATGAAGATAAATTATGTGACTCAGATGAAGCGGTTCATGGAAATTTATCATGAGAGCGAACTGGGGCGAAACGAATTAACTCTGTATGTAGTCCTCCTTGAAATCAATAACAGTCTTGCTCATGGCTCTGAATGGGCTGACTCTTTTACTCAGTCTCTTACTCAGCTAGTCGAAAAGACTAAGATTGGCAGCAGAAGTAGCCTGATTAGGTCTAGGGACAAGCTGGTGAAGATGGGGTTGATTAAGTATAACTCCAAGGGGGCTACTCAGGGTAGGGCGGCACGATGGAGTATAGCCGATTTATCCAGTACCTAGTTCTGTGGTGGAATGGGTCTGTATTCATGAGAGAACTGTTAGATAAACTATATAATATTTACTAAAGTAAATATTACAGTTAGACACTGTAAACGAATGCTTATCGAAGGAGAAGAAGGGAAAGATGATAGTATTACCTAACTTCTTCTCGAACCGCAGAAAGGAAAAATATGAACGAATTAAAAATCTTTGAAAATCCTGAGTTTGGCAAGGTGCGTACGATGGTGATTAATGGTGAACCGTATTTTGTTGGTAAGGACGTTGCGGAAATGCTTGGATATACAAACACAAACAAGGCATTGTCCGACCATTGTAAGGGGGTAACGAAATGTTATATACCTCACCCACAGGGCAACAGTACACTAGAGGTGAACATTATCCCAGAGCGTGATGTATACCGCTTAATAATGCGTTCAAAATTACCTAGTGCAGAGAAATTTGAGGAATGGGTAGTTAGCGAGGTTCTCCCTTCTATTCGCAAGACAGGTGGATATTCGCTGAACATTCCTAAGAATCTCCCAGAAGCATTAAGGGCGTATGCGGCAGAAATAGAAGCCCACGAAAAGACCAAGACTGCCTTGGCAAAGAAAGAAAAGAAGATTGCTCTCGATGCTCCGAAGGTAGACTTCTATGATTCCGTGGCAAATTCTGAATCATTACTGACTTTTGAGAAGGTCGCAAAGTTAATAGCTAAGAAGGGTTTAGGCAGAAACAAACTGATAGGCTGGTTAAGGGACTTAAAACTTTTGAGAAAGACAGATAGCGGTAATGTGCCTTACCAGCAGTATGTCAACAAAGGGTATTTTAAGCTGGTCGAGAGTACAAGGGTAATTAATGGATATGAAAGAGTATTCACTACTACCTATGTTACTCAGAAGGGCTTAGATTATATTTTAAAGTTATCAAAGTATTACGAGAAGGAGTAAAAACATGAAGAACAATTACGTAAAGATTTCAGGCATCATCGCTAACGATGTTAGAGTAACCAAGACTGGTGGCGGCAGAACTATGACTCGCTTTACCGTACTGACCGAGGATGAAAAGACCTTTGGCGAAGGTACTGCGAAGGAGTATGTCCGTTGCGTGGCATGGGGCAAGGTTGCTGACGAGATTGGCGAAAAGAGCAAGGATAGCCATATCACATTCGAGGGCTATATTCACAACAGCTCTTTCACTTCTAATGGCGAAAAGCATTTTAGCACTGATATTGTTGCGGAGAAGATTTGTAATGAGTGATAGTCTGGCTGGCGACATGGAGGCAATTATCGCTTCAAGGACTTATTGTAGTCACTATCAGACTGAAATACAGCCTATCGAAGTGATGCAAGCCAATATGACCCCAGAAGAATTTATCGGTTATCTGAAAGGCAATATCATCAAGTATACCTGTCGGATGGGGAAAAAGGATTCTCCTGAGAAGGAAGCTGCTAAGATTGCTAGATATGCGGAATGGTTAGCAAAAGCTACTAAGGGTGAAAAGATAGACCCTAGGAAGTAGGACGGGAGAAAAGGACAATCGAGCCAACTTTCTCGAACCGCAAGCACCGAAGGTGTACGAAAGGATTGAGTAAATGAAGAAAAGACTTGAATGGTTTGGAACTTCTGTCAGCGAACAAGAAACCATTATTCAGATTAGCAGGGATGGCAAAAAAGCTAATATCTACTCAACCGATACGTTGATGATAAACAAGCTCGATAAAATTGCAAAGAGAAAAAAGGAAGTTCTTTGTGATGGCAAGCTGGCGGCTGTTGAGTACGAGGTTGACAAGAAGATGATAAAAGTCTCCTCTGTTAGGAAAAAGAAGGAACTTACACCAGAAGAAAAGAGTGTTTTAGTCGAAAGGCTGAAAAAGAATAGAACTCCTAGCTAATAGGATGCCTATATTTGCCAAGTAGTCACCTGTTTTTCTGGGGGCAATTCGATATAAAGAGGATTTTAGGTATAAGTTATAGGGAGAGAGTTCTTATTACAGTTTATTCCCAATAAAATAGGGAGGTGATTATATGAAGGTATTTATTAGCCAACCGATGAAGGACAAGACTAATGAGCAGATTAAGTTAGAGCGTAATCGAGCGATTGCGGAAGTAAAGAGAATTTATCCAGACAAGGATATTGAAATTCTGGATAGCTTCTTTGAGAATGCTCCTCACGAAGCAAAACCTCTCTGGTTCTTAGGGAAGTCCTTCGAGGTTCTTTCCAATGCTGATGTGGCGTATTTCATTGGGGCGTGGAAAGCGTATCGTGGCTGCAAGATGGAATATGAGGCTTGCAAGAATTACGGCATTCCAACAATTTGTGAATAATTAAATATTTTTTTAAAAATTCTTGTTTTTTAAGCCAAAAAGTTGCTAAACTACATCACATATATATATAGAGGGTTAATTTTTGAAGGAAAGAAAGGAACTTATGGCAGGAAAGATTGATAATGCTGGTTTAGGTGCAAAGGTTCTTGAACTCCGAAAGAGTTTAACCTGTGAGGAAGTAGCCGACATTATTAATGCAAAGTTCCTTCCAGCAGGAGTTGAGCCTTTATCTATGATGGCTGTTTCTAGGTATTGTGTTTCTCATGGTATGGCAGACATGGAGAGAAACGATGTTTCAAAGAAAGTTACTCGATTTGACACAATGTCGGAAGCTATGACTACGCTGAAACGCATTGACAAGAGAATTGCAAAGATGGAAACATTGATGGATGAAATGAAAGACGATGAAGAAAAGTTGTCTGAGATTGCATCAATATCCAATGCTTATGCTAATCTCTTAAAACTGAGACAGTCGCTTATCGAGCAAGTTTCCAAAATCCAAAAAGAGCAAATGTCAGTAGACAGGATAAGGAAAGTAATGCTCGTTCTTATCGAATTACTCAGAAAGTACCCAGAGGTTTATTCAGATTTTATGATTAAGCTAAGGGAACTTGACGAGTACGAATTAATACGTAGTTTATAAAGTCCAATTTGATATTTTATGTAGAATAATTGGCAAGAAAGGAGAAGCGTAAGGTAGGTATTAATGGGAACGCTTGGCACATTGACTGGGACAATATGTGCATATTTTTTAAAAAAGGTGTGATTAAATGGCGGTAAAGAAAGGTATATTTACCTCCTTAGTTGAAGCCGTTGAAAGTGCCACTTCCGTAGAAAATATCAATTTAGGAAAAGAAGTAAATCAGCGAATTAAAGATTGCTCCAACTCATTAGCTTTGTTCGCTAAAACCTATTTCCCAGAGGTATTTACATCGGAATTTTGTGAATTTCACAATGAAATCATGAGTGCTTTGGAGGATATGATTCTTCGTAAACATAATAGAAAAAACTATTATGTAAGAGCAGCTCCACGAGGTCATGGGAAGTCTCAGGTAATATCGTTTTTAGCTCCATTATTCTGTATTTGCTATAAGCATAAGAAGAATATTTTGCTAGTTTCTGACACGTTAGACCAAGCGAAGTCCTTCATATCAGCTATCAAGATTGAGCTGGAAGAAAATGATGCTTTACGCAGGGATTTTGGTGATTTAGTCAGTGACGAAAAGTGGTCGCAGGATAAAATTATTACCAAAAATCATGTACAACTATATGGCAGAGGTGCAGGACAGAAGTTGCGTGGTAACAAATATGGCTCTTATCGACCTGATTTAGTCATTATTGACGATTTGGAAAACGATGAAGCCGTTGAGACTGCACAACAGAGAAATAAACTGTACAATTGGTTTATGAAAGCCTTGCTTCCAGTTGGTTCTCCCAAGACGGACTATGTATTTATTGGGACAGTTCTTCATTACGAGAGCTTGTTGCAGAAATTGCTTTTTGACCCACAGAACGCCATGTGGAACAGAAAGAAATATCAGGCTGTCGATAAGTTTTCCGATTCGCCTTTGTGGGACGATTGGGAAAGCATAATGACTGACGAGACTAATAACAATGCGGCAGAAGATGCTTACAAATTTTATCAGGAACATCGTGATGAAATGCTGTCTGGCATCAAGGTTCTTTGGGCAGACCAGAGTCCAGATTATTACTACGATATGATGGTTCTGAGACTGCAAGATGATGCTTCTTTTAATTCAGAGTATCAGAATGAACCGATTGACCCTAATTCTGCCGAGTTTATGGAGGAATGGTTTGATTACTACTATGACCTTCCAGAAATTGTCGAGGTCTACGGAGCTTGCGACCCAAGTTTGGGTAAGGCTAAGTCAGACAGGGCAGCTATAATTTGGGCTGGCAAAGATAGTAACGGCTTCTTGTATATCATGGACGTTATTATGGGAAGGTTTACTCCAGACCGTTTATGTGACCTGATTATCAATGGAGCTATGACTTATTCTGCAAAACTAGCCAGCGTAACCATCGAGACTGTTCAGTTTCAGGCTATGTTCAAGGATGAAGTAGCCAAAAGAGGTCTTAACGCTGGTATTCAGATTCCTATTGTTGAGTATAACAGTAAGGTGGAAAAACAGCTTAGGCTTCGAGGACTTATTCCTAAGATTAAGAATAAGTACATCAAGTTCAAAAAAGACCAAGTTACTCTTTTGAATGAGTTTAGGCGTTTTCCGAAGGGTTCTGACGATGGCATGGATGCCGTAAATATGATTTGCGATACAGCTTTTCCTAGTAATGGAAACAGACTGGTGTTCGGCAAGCTAGAAAATCCTTCTAAGAGGATTAGAACGAATGCTTGGAATTGGGGGAGATTCAGATAGAGATAAGTATTTTTGGGAAAAGGTTAAACTTTTCAATCCTTAATAAAGAGCCTATTCCTGTCAATGAGGACAGAAAGACTCATACGACTATTGTTACGCTACCCTCTTTCACTCCAAAAGATACGCTGATGAAGCCGAATGAGTTCACCTTACGCCATTTTGCGAGAAAGCCCATTCCCCACAGGGCGATAACCCTTATCAGAGACGGAGTTCTCTCTCTGAAATGGAAGGTTTCTAACATGAGAGCTGACGATAAAAAGTCTTATCGTTTGCAGAAAAGGGCAATAGAAAATATTATTCGCCACCCTAACGATAACGAAAGTTATACAAAATTCTGGGGAACTTTTATTGATGATGTGTTAATCGGTGACAATGGCTCTGCTGAAATTGTCTTTACTGGCAAGCATGACAAGCCTATTGATTTATACTCAGTAAATGGATTTTCATTGGAATTTACTAAAGGATATTTAGCGAACTCTGATTTTCCTCGGTTTGTCCAGCAGGACGATTTTGGCAACAAGATTTTCTTAGAGGATAAAGACATTCTTTACGTCCAGCATTGTGCTAGGAATGACAGTCCTTACGGATTGAGTCCCTTAGAAGCAGCGTTTAATGAGCTTGATGCCTTGACTCAGGTTCAGAGGTATTGTGCTACTCAGGCTAGTAACGCTATGCCTAAGAAAGCATTGAATCTGGGAGAAGGAGTCACGGAAAAAGACCAGAAAGCATTTAGGAAGTATTTCCAGAATGAGGTCTATGGTACTGGCGAGACAGCTATTTTTGGTGGCACTAAGGGTGCTTGTTCCATCGAGATTGGTGCTGATGGGGACGAAGAAATGTTCTTGGAGTGGCAGAGCAAGTTAATTACGATTATAGCTTTGTCCTTTGGACTTGACCCTAAGAAGTTCGGGGAAGGCTCTAACACAGACCGCTCTACCGTAGCAGAACAGAATGATGCGGTTTTACGAGAAGCCATTAAGCCTTATGCAAGACTTATTGAAGATGCTATTAATGAAAAAATTATTGGTCGATTAGGTTTATACGATGATTTGAGGTTTGAGTTTATCTTTGAAGATACTCTTGAACAGAAAACAGCCAAGCAAAAACTTATTACAGACCAGTGGAACAGTAATGGCATGACTTTTTCCGAGTACAGAGAAGCTCTTGGCTTGCAGAAGATACAGAGTGAATTTAGCGATATGACACAGGCAGAAATGAAGTCTGCTTTGAACAAGAAGTATGCCATTCAGACAATGAGCGGCAACGCTGGCGGTTTTCACGGAGTCGGTATCAATCGCAAGGAGGATATGGAAAAGAAAAATGAACTTCAAACTAAGTACGAATAGTTTTTCCGTTTCTGATAACGAAAAGACCATGAAATTTACTACTGTTGCTGGCTTTGTAGGCATCCCAACAGATAAAACTCCTTCCGTTGGCGGCAAATCTGGCTGGAAGTTTATGCTTTCAGAGGAAGGTGCTGCCGAAGCGGTTAAGGGTTTAGTCGGTATGGGTGTAAACTGTTGCTGGCATAGTAATAGAGAATTTGCTAAGCATGATAAATCCTTTAAAATTGGTGTCATAGAGGAAGCGAAGTTGGAGGGAAACCAGATTTTATGTTCAGGTTACCTCTGGAAATACGATTTTCCTGATGTGTGTGATGCCATTAAAGAGGAAAAGGATTGCATGGGGGCTTCCGTGGAGCTGGCTGCTGGCTCTGTGGAGGACGATGAAGCAAAGAAAGTCCGAGTTGCAAAGGAAATTACCTTTACTGGTCTTTCCATTGTTTACAAAGATAAAGCAGCGTTCTACAATACAAAGTTTATGTGTTCCGTAAGGGAGGAAGAAGAATTGACAGAACAGGAAATCAAGGACGTACTCGCTAAGAATAGTGAGGAAATCGAGAAGAAGCTGAACGACAAGATTACTGAGCTTTCTGCTGGTATCGCTGATACTGTGGCAAAGGCTGTTGAGACTGCTGTTGCTGGCGTAAAGACCGAGCTGGCTGCAAAGGCAGAGGAAAAGAAGGACGAGCCAGAGAAGGATAAGCCAGAGAAGAAGGAAGAAGCAGACCTCTCCGCTCAGATTACCAAGGCTATTGCAGATGGTTTCGCTGCTTTAAAGACCGAGCTGGCAGCAAAGCCTGAGGAAAAGAAAGAGCCTGCTCGTAAGACCAAGGTAGATTTTTCTGCATTTGAGCGTTATGGCAAGGATAAGGGCGTGGCAGAGCTTTCCGCAGAGATTGACAAGGATAGTATGCTTACCGAGGAGCAGAAGTGGGCTACTAAGTTATCCCTTTGGCAGAAGTCTCAGCAGGTTAATGCCTGATAAATAGGAGGAATTATAATTGAGTACAAGATTATTTGATGGCGAATCTCGCTTTATGTTAGCTGGTGAAGCGGCTGATTACATCGGTACTGGTGCTTTGTATGTGCCAGTTTTCGAGCAGCAGATTATGGACAAGACCAAGAAGCGTGGCACTTTGCTGCAACGTGTAAAGACCAAGAAGGCTACTGGACATCCAACTCGTTACTTCGAGAAGGTTGCTCACGATTCTAAGCATCAGTTCATTGACCCACGTAATATCGACCATGCTCTGAATACTGAAATCCAGCGTGTAGAGCGTTCTGCTTACATCAAGGCTATGGTTGACGGTATTACTTTCGGCAAGTTTGATTATGAGGTTACTCAGCAGCAGGGCTTGTTCGGTGATTTACAGGCTCAGGATTTATCCGAGGTTGTTACCGATATGCTCGATGCTCAGGACAGAAATGTATGGGAAGGTACTGCCACCAGCTTAATGGATAGCACCAATAAGGAGTATTGCTCTATTCTGACTCAGATTACCAAGACTGGTGTTATTGCTCGTGATGCTCGTTTAACCGCAGCTATTTCAGATGCCGTAGCAGTCCTGATGTACAACAAGCAGTACAAGGTAACTCCTACCGCAATTTACATGAATCCACTCGACAAGGCTCGTCTGGATAATCAGGAGAAGGAAGCTACTGACAAGACTAAGTTCTACATCGTAGAAGTAATTCCTGGCATTAAGATTGACGGTATTATGACTTCCGCTGGCATTCTGCCTATCATTACCGATATTTATTGTCCTGCTGGCAAGATTGCAATCGTTGACGAGACTATGCTGGAACGTCAGTATATTACTTCTGCTACCCCTCGTTTGTATCAGTTGGGTACTGAGAAGGATTTAGCGACTCGTTTCATCGCTATTCTGTTCGATACTTTTATCGTTCGTGGCGGTTCTTACGGTCATATGGTTCTCACCATTGATGGTGTAGATGCAAGCACCTCTTCATCTAAGGTTGTAACCGTGTCTGCAACTCCTGAGTCTCCTTCAACTTCTAACGCAGTAGCGGGATAACGGAAAGGGGGACAACCCCCTCTCCTTCTTTATTATAGGAGGACAAATGGCAAGAAAGAAAACTACAAATACTTCTGAAAATCAGGATTCTTTGTTTAGAGTAACTTCTCTCTCTCATGATGCGGTATTCCTTCCTCAGAAGATTATTGCTTTTGATTCTAATCATCAGGCATTAGTCACAAAGAGCGAAATAGAGCTGCTGAAAAAGATGGGCGTGATTGTGTGAGTTATTTAACCAATTCTGATATAGCTGCTCTCTGTGATGGCGTTATTGAGGGGGTAGAGCCTTCCGATGTGGCTATGGCTTCTGACTTAGTAGATGCTTACTTAGGACGAAGCTACCGCCCTTCCAAGAAGGTTGATAGGGTAAAATTGATTAGGGGAAAGGGAAAACTTTCTTATAGCCCTGTTATCTCCGTTGAATCGGTAAAGGGGATATTCAGAAACATTTTTGGAACATCTGTAAGTGATTTGAAAATAGAAGATATTGACTTAGACCCTGAGAATGATGGTTATTTCACTTATATTGGTGATTATGGACTAAACGCCCTTGTTCTTGGTAATAAGCCTGTTATGCTTGAAATAGAGTATACCACTGGTTTTGCAGAATATCCTAGCCGACTAAAGACAGCCGTAGCGATGCTCGCTTGCAATATTCGTGAAGCTAAATCTTTTGCTGGTGCTAAACAAATGACTTCCTTGGATTTCCAAGTGTTAATGGCTGACGATAGTTTCTTCACTAGCGATATAAAAATGCTGCTGAAAGGACTGAGCCACGATGAGTATGTTTAATCGTTTCAATAGATACCAGAAGCAGATTGTCTTAAAAGACGGTTCGATAGAGAAAGCGGTATTCACTCGTGTTGGTCGCTCCAATTCTTCTAACTTCCGTACAAACTTTGTGTACACATTGTTGTTAAAGCTAGGAACAGCCGTGGGAAATGGCGACCTAGTTAGATGTGAAATCTATGGCAAGAAAAGAACCTTTATAATTGTTTCGATTCGCTGTACCGATAGTTCTGTTCAGGCAACGGCTTATGAGTGTAATTGCAATATTGAGGTTTATCGCCTTGAAACAAAGTATGATGATTATGATAACGAAATTGGAAGTTCTGTTGAGTGTGTTTTGACTACGGAAGCCAATTATGTTACCGTAAATTCTTCTATGAGAATGTTAGATGCTGGATTGCTTCCTTCCACTACAATGGAGTTTAGAACCCCTATTTGTGATATAAGGGAACTGGACAGAATTGTTTTAGAGGGGAAAAATTATTGCGTGGACGTTATAGATAAGACTAAATTCTACGGAATGCTGGCTGTTCAGGTTTCTTATGACGAGCGGTCTTTATGATAGAGCGATACAAAAGAGTAGTAGAAAAATATCTCCGAGTTGCAATCGAACAAGTTAAGCAACAGTGGGGAGCGTACCCAGACTCTTATGGAAACGCCCAGATTGATTTAATCGAAAAAAACAGTGCAATAGACATAGTTGCGTTTATTATTACTGCATTCGGTCAAAAAATGTGGCTTTTAGAGTATGGTAAAGGCGAGTTAATGGCATCTTCTTCTGAGAATCCGTTTCTTCAAGAGTACCTTTCTAGCGGATTGTACAATGATGCTCGTGAGAAAGCAAGTCGAAAAGTCTTAGGCAGACCGAAGGGGACTTATCTTGACCTTGACGGAAATTTGCATACTTCCAACGGTAGGTTTAAGGGTATTCCGTTACAAGAAATTGGTATTCAGAAGTTTATAGATAATCAGATTGGATTGCCATTGAAGCCTAAGTACATTATTCGTAACATCCTATTTGGAGAAAATAACAACGGTCTTATTTCCGAAATGAAAGCGGAATTACAGCAAGTAACATCGGATATTATAACCGAAATTTTTTCTAAATTCCCCAAAAGGATAGTGATATTAGAATGATTGACGAAATGGAATTAGCCGATGAAATTTATGCCAAACTTGTTAAAAACAGCGAGTTTCTTAGTTTAATCGGAAATCCAAAAACGGCAGCTGACAGAAATGCAAGGATAAGACGAGAAATCTGCCCTGTTGATTATGCGACTGTCGAAAACGTGAATTTTATCTGTATTTATCTCACCTCTGCTACTGAGACTGAAAATATCTGGGTGACTAGAGGATTTCTGAATGTAGATTATTACACAAAAAATCGAGAAGATTGCAGGAAAATGAAGCGTATTGTGATGGATATTCTTAACGACATGGATATGCACTGTGTTTCCATGTATAACGAGGAATCCGACACAAAGGGTATATTTAAATATACTCAGAAATATAGACCTTTATTATGGTCTTAATAAAAGTAAATATTTAAAAAGGAGACTAACGAATGGATAATTTAAAGCGTACTGAAAACTTTTTTGTTGAAGGTTCTGGCAAGGCTCATGTGCTGGGCGAGAACGGCAAGTATTCTCTGATTCATTTGCAGGATATGTCCATCGAGCTTACTGCTAAGATGGAGGATATTTTTGGCGGTGAGGGCATTTTTGCTCTGTACAATTTCCCAACTGAGAAGGGCTGTAACGTCAAGTTTACCAATGCGTCTATGTCTATGGAAGCTCTCTCTATCTCTCAGGGTATTGACATGGACAAAAAGGCTGTTGTTTTCAAGACTGAGACCCTCACTGTTGGCGATGCTGGTGAGATTGTAATTTCCGAGACTTCTATTTTAGATGATTCTCTGCTGGTATTCAAGGATAATGCGACCGTTCCAGTTACTATGACTGGCGGTGCTATTACTGTTGATGCTGCTCTGGCTGGCAAGAAGGTAGAGGTATTCTATCGCTACGAAGTTACCGAGAATGCTATCGGTGCTTCTGTGCTGACTACTTCTGTGCCAGGATATGTGACTATTTATCATGAGTCCAAGCCTTTAAAGCAGAAGAATGGTCGTATCATTAAGATTCTGACTACCATCTACAAGGCTCGTTGCGATGGCTCTTTAAAGCTCGACTTCAAGCACAAGAATGCTTTTGCTCCTGAATTATCTTTTTCCGCAGTTGACCCAGAGCGTGAGGACGGTAAGTTCGTTACCGTTTCCGTTATGGATGTAACTGATAAGGCTTGATTGGCTGCTAGGGGGTAGTATTCTTTACTGCCTCCTTTTTTTATTTATCTGAAAGGAGAATTAGTTTGTTAGAGAACAACTTTATTAAGTGTAGGGACGGAGAAGAAAGAGAAATTTTCCCTGCTCTTATTAAGCACAAGAACCGTATTCGTCATTTTGCATTAAAGTTTAAAAGTGATATGGCGATTATGAATATCCTTGCACCTGACCTTAATTTTAAGGGAGAAAAAATGGAAGATGCCTTTCTCGATGAACCTTACAATGCTATGATGGAAATTTTAGTGATGGCTTTTGGAGAAAAGTATACTAAGAAAGAAATCGAAAGTTTCGTAGATGTTGAAATGATACCTGAGATTTTAGACGTATTTTTTGGTATATCAGGCTATAAAAAAAAATTGATGGAGAACCAGAAGAATCCGTTACTTGGAATGAGTTCTGTGCCAGCATAATTGCGAATACTAGCCTAACTCTCAATGACATAAAGGAAATGACTTATCCCGAATTGGAAGGGCTGATGGAAGGTATGGAAAAGAACAGTAAGAGAGAAAAAGAAGAACTTGAAAAAGGAACTGTTTCTCATGGTGATGCTAATGATTTCTTGGCTTTCATTGGTGCTAACGGAGGTAGTTTCTAACAGGAGGTACACTTGGCTACACAGGAATTAAAAACAGAAATCGTGCTTAATGCTCAGAGTGCGATTAACAACATGAATGCGTTAAAAACGGCATTAGAATCTATCAATACAATGAATTTTAGTTCTCTTGCTAAAGCATTCGGAAGTTTGGAAAGTGCTGCTAAGACTTTTGCCGAGCAGAGCAAAAATATCTCTGCCGTGGAAAAAGAGCAAGCAAAAGAGCAGAATAAATTATTAGCTGAGAAAAAGAAAATTCTTGGCGAAATAAGCAAACTTTATAGCGATAATAATGGAAACCTTGGCAAAGCAGAGACAGCGGAACTCAATAAGATGCAGGAAAGTCTTGCTAAAGTAGTAAGAAAGATTGCTGACATGAAAGAAGCTATGGGCAACCTCGGTGGTGCTAAGAACGAATTTCAGACTGCATTTGCTTCTTTGGAAAACATCGGGATAAAGAACATAAAACAGCTTGACGATGAATACAAGTCTTTTATTAAAACCTTGGAAGTAACAAAGGAAAAAATGAGAGCCTTGCAGGAACAGGCTGTAAAGGACAGTAGAGTACAGGAAGCTCGTGCCTTGACTGGCAGGGATGATAAAACTAAACAGGCAGAGGAAGAAAAGCGTTTGAAAGATACCTTCAACGCTACAAAACGTAGGTTCGAGAACTTGCTTGCTGGCTTGCAGGACAAAGTTAAGGCTCACACTAATAAAGGCGATGGTCTTGTCTATACAGAAAAAGAACTTTCTGCTGACCGTAGAAATCTGGAAAAAATAGTAAGAGATTTTAACGATGCCATGAAAAATCTGGGAATGAGTGAGCGTTGGGGTACTGGTGAATTAGTCCCTAACAGCAAGAAGAAGAAAAATCCTCTTTACAACAACCCAGATATTAATGGGCGAGGTTTCTTTCAGGGGGTTAATGTCAGCCCTAACGGAAATAATCAGTCTCAGCAGTCTAAAATTGACCGTCTTAAATCCAATTTAGAGGACATCCGTTATCAGGCACAGCAGAGGACGAGTGGAAGTCAGTTTTATCAGGGATTGTCTTATAGTGACAATAAGTTTGCTTCTACGATAGCAAAAGCAGAAAGATACCTGAAATTACTGGAAGCGATTGACAAGAAAACAGCAGACATAGAGCGTAAAGCCACTATGGATGCCTTAAATAACGCTGACCGAGTAAAAGGAACTGACGTTGCAGAGCAGAAATTAAAGCGGTTAAACGAAATGATGGCGAACTTAAAAGCGGAAATGGATAGATTGAGCAAAGCTCCTATTCTCGACACGCAAGTAAACGCTCTGGAAAATAAGTTTAATCGTATTCGTGACATGATTATGAAGATAGATTCTACTGCAAATCATGTTTTCGACAGGAGCAAGTTTGATATTGAGTCTGCACAGCAGAGAAAACAGAGGTTAGCTGGTGACAAGGCAAACCAGAAGTCTCAGCTTTACGAAGATGGAACAAAGGCTGTTTACGAGCAGATTAAAAATCTCGAAAAATACAAGCAGAATATTGCTTTAGTTACGGCTGAACTTAATAAGCTGAATCAGGCAGAATTAAAAATGAGTCAGCAAGCTAACTCTGGTACTCCTATGAAAGCTGCTGATTACCAGAAAATAGCCACTTCGATTTCTCAGGTTGTTACCAATATCCAGCGTTTGACAGGAATGCACGTAGGCGATGTTCTTGGGGCGATTAAGCCTGACAATTTGAAAATAGATAAGGGTCTTACAGAAGCAGAACGGAAAATGAAATCTTTTGAAGATGCTTATAACAAGCTGGTGAATCATCAGAAGAATACTCCTTTCGGAGAAATTTACAGTGAAAGCAACTATCAGAAAGACCTTAACAAGCTGAAACGCATTCTTTATGAATTAACCCAGTTGAAGCAGAATCCTATGAGCTTATCCGAAGCTAATGCTTGGGCTAATCTTATTAATAAGGAATTTGCTCGCAGCAATATGAACATTAAGGGGCAGAACAATGGTATTTCTAGTTATGAGAAAAACCTTCGTGAATTAAATCAGATTTGGAATCTTGTCAATAAAATCCATAATCTTGAAACAAAGTCTCTTAATCATAGTGGAGTTGGTGGTAAATTTTATTCTGCCGAACAGCTTGCCGCTGACAAAAACAATCTTGCTTTATACAAGGAAGCATTAGAGAGAATAATCTCTGGTCGAAACGAAAAAATTACCGACTATATGCCAAATGGGATAAACATGAATATGTTCGATAAGGTTAATGTTGGTAACGCTCCTGCTTCCATAAGCGGTCAGCTTAATAAGCAGATAGAACAGGCTAGGTTAAACGCAGAAAGACTGTATGCCGAATTACAGAAAACAGGAAGTGTCGCAGACAAGGTTCGGTTTATGAACGGAGTTCGTGAACTTCATCAGTTACAGGCTGCTTCCTCTAAGCTGAATGAAGAACTGAAAAGTACAGAGAGTATTTTTAGCAGGATAAAGACAAGCATTGGGCATAGCTCTCAGTGGATGATGCAGATGTATGTTGCGAATCAGTTGCTACAAATGCCATCTAGTTTAATTCATGGCTATACAGAACTCGAACAGGCTATGGCTGGTGTTAAACAGGTTATGCCAGCAATCGAGAACTCTACTCGTCTTATGAGTGAAAACATGGACGAGTATACAAAGAGGACTGAAAGAGCTAATCAGGAGACCCAGAATCTTATCCATATTGCCCATGAGTACGCAAGAGCAACTGACGAGGTTGTAGAAGCGGCTACTCTGTGGGGTCGTGGTTATGGTAAGAAAGAAAACGCTGACGGATTTACTAAATCAGAAAGAGAATCCTTGTCTAAAGAACTTGCCGAATCCATGAAGGACAGTGGTCTTGACGACAGTCAGCAAGCGGCAGTTATCAGGGAAAAGATAGATGCCTTAGAGGACGAACAAAGGGCGTTAAATGCTGTCGCTACAACTAACGAACTTGTTAGACAGTCTGCTATGTTGGCGACTGTTGATAATTTCTCGATGGCTGAATCCGTAAAAGGACTTGAAGCAATCTTAGCTGCTTATGACATGAGAGCTAGAAGTGCAGCCGAAGCAACCGCTTTTGCTGGCAGAGCCGTTGATATTGTATCAAAGGTTGCTCATAACGGTCAGATTTCCGCTCAGGATTTAGTAAGAGGTATTGAAGCAACTGGTAAAGCAGCTCAACAGGCAGGAATTTCTCTTAGTTTCCTTAGTGCCATGATTGAGACTGGTGCTAGAAATACTGGTAAAAGCGGTGCTGAGATTGGTAATGCTATTAAGGCATTGACTGTCGGCATTCATTCTACAAAAGGCGAGAAAGAATTAGCTAAATTTGGTATCGAGTTATCAAAGGTAGGAGAGGATGGACAGAAACATCTTCGGTCTGCTCAGAGTGTTATTCTTGATATAGCAGAAGCGTTGCAGAAGGGTGAAAAAAATGCTGAGAAAATGTTAATGGCTATCTCAGGCGGTCGTTATCAGTATTCAAAGGTTTCCGCTATCTTAAAAGATGAATCCGAGATGATTCGTATGTGGGGTTTGGCGGCATCTTCGGCTGGTTTCGCACAGGAACAGTTAGATATTCAGATGAATACCATTAACTCGAAGCTGAAACAGGTTAAGTCCTCTCTCGAATCGCTGATGCAGAGTGCCATTGGTGGAGGGTTAGGAGACGTAGCTAAAACCCTTCTTGTCAATGTGGATAAGTTAATTCAAGGAATAAGTTCTTTTGGTGGTGTTCTTGCAAAAGCACCTCAGATAGCAGGATTCTTAGCGTTATTAAAAATTATCCCTAAGATAACCAGCTCTATTAACTTAGCTACGACTGCCCTTCAAAACTACAAGGCTGCCGCACAAGCCGAGGGCAATACTAATGCAGGAGCTAGGTCTGCTTTATGGTCTGCTGCTAAACAGAAAACTACTGAGAAGTTCACAGGAACAAACCCTGCTGTTGCTAATACTCAGGCTACAAACGCCAATACTCAGGCTACTAATGCTAATACTGCATCTAAGAGTAAAAACACAGTCGCAGAGAATACTAACTCCGCATCGAAAAACAAAAATACTACTTCTACTCAGGCAAATACCGCAGCAGAAAGAACCTCTACTGTTAGTCATGTTGCTAACGCAGGAGCTATGAAAGCAGAAGCCGTGGCTGCTGAAACGGCAACTGCCGCCACCAGAGCATTAACCGTAGCTGAAACATTTTTAACTGCTGGCTTAAATATTGCCATCGGAATGGTTGCTGTACTCGCTTATAACTTAATGACAGCCGAGGACGAAACGAAAGAAACCATTGAATCTCTTAAAGGTTTAAATCAAGTTACTGGCGAAAACGAAGAATCCGTAGCTGAACATATTGATAAGTTACAGCAGGAAATTGGAGCTTACAAAGAACAGCAAGACTGGATGGACAATGGTATTAAGATGTATACCAGACTCCGACAAGAAATAAACGATACAACCTTGTCTGAGGAAAAGCGAGAAGAAAAAATTCGCCACCTTGACGATGTTTGTTCTGCTTGGAACTCTATGATGGAAGAATATGCTAAGAATACAGGAGAATCATTCGACAAGATTAATTCTGCTATGGAAAATTCTGGCGAGGTCATGGAAGCCCAAAAAGAAAAGTATAAGAGAATCTACAAGGAAAAGAAAGAGCTGCTTGCAAAGGCAAAAAAACAGCAGACCGATTTCTACGAAAATCAGGTGAAATGGTTTACCTTGCAGAAAGGCTGGTACAAGACTAATCTTGAAAACTTTGATGTTTGGTCTAGTAAGCAGGGAGAAGGACTGAATTGGTTACAGTCTATATGGGCTAAGTTCTTTAGTTCTATCGCAAGCGGAATGCGTGGGGCAGCTAGAATTATGGCTGATTTAAAAACTCAGTTTATGCCAAAAGGGGACGGTAATTCAAGTCCGTTAAACGCAATAGACAGGTTTTTAGACGAGTTTGTTTCCAATAGGTTTAATGATGCTGAATATGCTTTTAATAAAGCCGCTGATGCAGCTGTTTGGCTTGGAACTGAAACTCCTATTGCCCCTCTCTCTGAAATGGTAAGAAGTTCTGAAGCTGCTCTTAGAGACTATCAGCTTAAACTTGCCGAGTCTGAATGGAACGAAATCAAAGAAATGTTCGGTACTGACGATGATAACTCCGTTTATGACGATACCGATGATGGCAAAAAAGGAAAAGGTTCTGGTTCTAAATCTCACTCTGAGAAGAAAATCAAGATAGACGAAGCTAGTTCTGAGGAATACAAGACTTATCATAATATGCTTTTAAATCGCAAGGAAATTAGCGATATGGGCTATGATTTCTACGATTTGATGGCATTTAAGGATGCTATCGCTTCCTTAGGTCTTGACAAGTCTAAATATAAGGGAGCATTCGGAATTACTGATGAAATTTACCAGAAGTACAATGCCGAGACTCCTATTGATGATTTCATGACTAATGGAGCTTTATTCTCCGAAGCGTTCTCTGATTTGTATGGAAAACAGCGGTCAGCGGTAGGGGCTATGATGGAGATGTGGGGCATATCTGAGGAAGATGCTATTGCTCTTACTAATAAAATTCAGGAAGCAGGAAAGGCTAACAAGGATGCCTACGAAATTTCTAATGCTTATAAAGACCATATCTTTAGCGGAACTATTGTCGAATCGAAAGCAAATACGAAAGACACCCACCAGCTTGTAGAGGAAGCTGCTAAGAATCTTATCGGTCAGACTATGGACTTACATGGGGTCGGCTGTGTAGAAGCTGTTGAAAAAGTTGGTTCTTACTACTCCGAGTTCTTAAAGGATTCCTACGACAGAGGTATTAGGGGTGTACCTAGCCTTATTGATTACGCAAAAGAACAGGGAGTTCAGGTTATTGCTTATGACGAATCCCAGCTTGATTCAGGTGACGTAGTTGTTTGGCGTGACCCTTCGCAGGAGAACGACCAAGACCATGTAGGCGTTTATACTCATACGGCTGACGATGGGACTCTTATGGGAGTAGACAATTCCTCTAGCAGAGACGAAGTAGTTGAAAGAGCCTTACATACTGGGGATAGGGTAGGACAGTATATCATCAAAACAGGTCTGGACTCTATCAGCAACAAGCTGTCATGGCACAGGGACGGCAAAGAAAATCCTGAAAACCTCTCTCAGTACAGACTTACCTCTAGAGAAATCAGGGAGGGTTATGAGCGTGACGAAAGAAGCAGAATTGAAAAAAGATTCTCTATCCGTGAAGCAGAAATCAAGAGAATGCAGAGCGATGGGGAAATAGCCAAGGCTAGTACCGAAAACTTATCTTTGTTAAGCAACAAATTATCCAGTGCTCAGAAAAATTATGCAGACCAGTTAAAAATAGCATCTGCTACTATGGCTGGTTTAACGAGATTCTCTAAAAAGAATACGAGCTTTAAGGAATGGTTAGACAGTCAGGGAGTCAAGGCAAAAGACCTCTCTATCGACCAGCTAAAAGAAGTGGCAAGACTCCTGAAGGCTCAGAAAGACGAAGGGGCAGAATCTTTTGAAAAAATCGTTAATAGCATGGAAAAACTCGGTCTTGATAAGAACGGAAATAGTGTTGCGGTTGACGAAGCAAAGAATAAAGTTGAAGAAGCTAAACATAATCTTTTCTCAGCTTATGGAAGAAAGAGTCCTGATGCTCAATATGAGTTTGACAGGGCAAAAGCTGAACTTGATTACAAATTAGCGGAAGCAGAAATAAAATCACAGAGAAGTTTCGGAAAAAATGAGTCTTTGAATGATGCTAAGAGGGTTATGTATCAGGAAAAGATTAATGCTGCTTTGAAGGAAGAACAGAGACTCCGTGGACAGTTAATGGAGTCCAAAAAGAACGACCTTTTAGTTCAGAAGGAACTTTTAGAAGAAATAGAGCGGATAAGAAAAGAGATAAAGGAAGTCGAAGAATCCGACAAAAACGATGAAGAAAAAACGAAGGCTTTAGAGAAGTTAAACAAAGAACTTGAAGAAGCAAAAGAAAACCTTAATGCCCTTTCTATCAATGGTTCGGAAGCTACGCAGACGTTGACTAACAAATGGAAAGAACTTACTGTGACTATTAAAAATACGCAGAAAGAAATGTTGGAAAATGTCGGAAAAGTTTCTAAGGCTACGGCTGATGCAATTGGTGATGCTTTCGATGATTTGCTTCTCGAAGGAAAATCTTTACAGGATATTGTAAGAAATATCTTAAAGGATATTGCCAAGGTTGCTTTGCGTAATATTGTTTATAAGTCTTTCGGTCTTGTTCCTTCTGCTACTAATACATGGACAGATGCTATTATTGGCGGAATTGATAGAAGGCAGAGAAAAACCCCTGCTTCTCAGTTAATGAGTACGTTAAGTGCTAGTGGCTTTAATGTAAATGCAGGGTGGGGAGCTTTAGGCAACAACAATAAGCCGAACGAACTTAGTAGCAAGATAGACAATTTATCAAATGCTATTTCTATCTCTAGTGAGATGCAGCAAGCTACTAAAAACGCCACAGATGCTCTTACTATGTCTACTCAGGCTAGTACCTTAGCTACCCAGACTGAGACGATAGCTACTGAGCAGAATACCATTCAGGGAACAATAAACACCACCACAAAAATCACCGCAGATGCTTCTAATACCGTTTCTGAGAATTTAAGTAGGAGCATGAATACTACTGCTACTAACATGAACTCTACCGCAGTAACTAACGCTGCTACTCAGGTTAGTATGGCTTCTGCAACCGCAGGAGCAGGGAAAGCAGGAAAAGGAGGATTTGGCGGTGGCATAATAGGAGCTATTTTCTCTATTGGCTCTACGTTCTTAGGGAGGGCTAATGGCGGTGCTATTCCTCGATTTGCTACTGGAGGTTATACAGACGGGCTAATTAAAGGAGCAGGGACAGGGACTTCCGATAGTATTCTCACTTATCTTGCGAACAGGGGTCAGTTTATAAAGACTTCTAATGGCGAATTTATCATGCAGAAAAAAGCTGTTGATAAGCTCGGTGTTAATTTCTTAAATATCCTCAATAGCAATCCAGAAGTCTTAGATGGTTTAAAAAAGTATGCCAACGGTGGTGCATTGGGGTATGAACTGACAACTAATATAAGCCCGAAGGCAGTAAATTCTTACAAAAACTTTACTAGAATGAAAGGTGAAGATAAGAGTTCCTCTAACAAGAGATTAGAAGAATTAATGCAGCAGCAGACAAATGTTATTGCAAACAAGGATAACGGTGGAGGAGCAGGCAAGCTGGTTGTCTTGAATACTCAGGCTGACAGTACCGCAGTATTGAAGGCTTTAAAGGACAACCCTCGTGCTGTCCAGAAGATACTTGGTAATCAGCAGAAACATGGTTTTAGATAAATGGAAAAGCAGGATATAAATAAATTTATTGGGATTCCTCACCAGTTCGGTGGGGATTCCTATGAATCCTGTGATTGTCTAGGTCTTTGCAGACTTTTTTACAGGGAGCATAATGTTGGTCTGGACTTCACAGATGGAAAGCCAATTACAAAAGATTGGAAGAAAGACGGGCATTTACGATTAAGAAGGTATTTTAAAAAATATTTTGTACGAGTCGAGAAAGATGAATTGCAATATGGGGATATTGTCCTTTTCGATTTGTATGGAGACACCCATTTTGGCGTTTATACTGATTACGGGAACGTATTGTCTATGTTTGTCCCAGTAGAGTACGGAGTTACCAAGTCGACTATTTATAAACGTCACGTGTGGGAAAGAGCTTTTAGGAGGGGATACAGACCGTGGAAACATTAAATTTAGTACCTCGTGGAGAAGTTAGCGTAACTTATACTTGGGGTTCTACCTCTGTCGATTATCAGACTGGCAGCGTTCAGAAACATAGAAATCGCATTAAAGCAAAGAAGAATTTTACTTTTACGGTATCGGGGACAAAAGAGAAGATGAACTATCTTTTAAGCACTTACGACAAGCACAAAGGTTTATACGATAGATTTATCTTTGAGTATGACGATGTAAAAGATATTTGCACCTTTTCTGAAAAGATACAGGTTATCGAAAAGAGAGAATTAAAGAAAATTGTCGGCTTTGAATGTGAAATAAAAATAGCTGCTGATACTCAGTCAAGTTCTTATGAGTATGACGATGATAATATTTTCCCTTTTACTCCGAGAGGGGAAGTTTCAGAGGAAGTAGAATGGAATACTAATGTACTTGACATGGGAGCTCCCGCAAGAATGACTACGTTCACTACTCCTAGAAGAAAATTCGTTTTCAAGGTTAGCGGTCTGAAGAAAGATAGGCAGAAATTAATTAATTTGTATAATGTCTATGGCGATTTTACGCCAATAATCTTTAAGTATAGAGGGCAGGAATTTGAATGCTATTTTTCTGAGAGTTTAACTATTGTTGACAAAAGAGAAATTGACAAGATTGTGGGATTTGAAGCAGAAATTGAATTGACTACCTTTACCAATCCTAATGATGGTTCTTTAAAAAAAAAATAAGTCCGAAGTGGTTTTGGCTGGTTAGAGGTAGACAGAGAATAAGGGGAGTCAATGCTGAAACAATAAGAATCTATGCAGGAGACAAAGACGGGAACGGAGAGATAATATGGGAAGATTATAATTTTTCCCCTGATATTCTGATAGATGATTTTGTACAGCAGAACAATCAGATGGGAATTATTATGAGTAAAGACAACAATAATCTTATTACTCATATCCTTAGCAGAAACGATAAAAACAACAAAACGCCTGTTTTAAAGCAATTAGGGATAGCAAATACATCTTGTCGAGTCGGAGTAAGTTCTACTACTGGCGTTTACGCTAATTCTCCCTTTAACGAATTTGTAAAGTATGACTATGACGAATACGTTGGTTTTTTAGAACCTTTTGTTTTGGGGCATCACTGTATAACCTATGTGCCAGCGTGGGCTGGTCTTGCTATCTCTGATAGGTCTTTTTTCGGCTCTCCTGCTTACCTTCCAGATACTCATGCTTTTGGGCAACTTAAAGATTTTAGAATAGCTAGATTCGAGTATATTAACGAAGAAGGAGAACCTGATTTTTCAGAGAGAAGGACTTGGGCTTTTTTTAAAAGCTCAGACGGACATCCTATTATAACGAATTGGTTTCTTATGGAAATGTACTGGACTTCTAGCATTCCGAACGGTATTCTTTGCTTTTTGGCAACAGACGAATTTTATGTTAATGATTCTGATTATCCATTAAAATTAGAGGATTTGGTTCACCCTCCTTTTGAGTTTATAAATTACAGATGCGACACTAATATTGGTTTTATATCTGGAATCGAAAGTATATTTAGAGAAGGAACTGAGATATATAAGCTGCTAGGAAGCAAGCCTTTATACAGTTGGGATAATCCTTTGCCTACAAGAAACGGAAGCGGAAAAGTTAGGATTTATACGGATTCCTCTAAGCCAAAACCTAACAAAGTGTATGTTTACGACAGCTCTGATGTTCCTCATGTTTTCTGGCATAGTCTTTACGATGAAAGTTGTTATCTCCCTCTCGATATTGTCCCTATTGGCGATGGAAGATATTACGCATTGACGATAAGGAAGCATAAAGAACCAAACCCAAACATTCTGGCAAATAGTAGGTACACGAATCCAGAAGAATACCCTTGGCACGAGATTTCGCTTGAATTGATTGAAAGCAAAGATAAAATAATCAAGGTAGCTACTGTTGCTGTGCCTAAATTAGATGTAGTAGAGGAAATGACTGTTGATGGATTTTACTATCTGTACGTAAGCAAGACTATTGCTTATCATGAAGATGGTGAATATGCCACCCAGTATATTAAAGATATGATGCAGAGCATGAGAGACGGAACTATTGAGAATATTGTAAAGACTCTAAGTGGACTTACTAATGTTCACGAAGGGAAACCCCCTAGGTTCGGTTTTAGAGATGCGAAAGCTATGGTTCTTTGCGAGGAGGAATAAAATTGGCGTATATACCAGTCAACATGGAGAGTGCGAAAAATAGCGGAAGCACCTTCTTTGTTGAATTATATGTTTTGGATTTAAAAACAGGTGTTTCTTACATAGCTGCTTGCGACCAAGATATTTATTTTAACGATATTTTGTTTGTGGCAGTACCTTTTTCGAGAGGTGATATAGCAAGAAGTATCGACAGCGTTGTAAATGAGTGCGAAGTCAAGCTCGGAGATATAAACGATGATAGGCTTGCTATGATAATGAACGGAATAGATTTCAGAGGGTGCGGCTGTACTATTTATCGAATTGTTTATCCTGATAGTCTGTCAGATAGTTCAATGTGCCAGTGTGTATTTAATGGTTATATTGACTCTCCTAGTTACTCAGAGGGCGTTTTAACTTGTGTTGTGAAAGATTATTTCCCTAGCCTGAATGCTCCTGTTAGAAGTTATCGTTTGCCTTGTAATTCTGTGTTTGGAGACGAGACTTGTGGAGTAAGCAGGGATAGGAGAAATGAAACTATTCAAGAGGTAAATGGGAATACATTGGTTTTAACTGGAGTTTATCCTGATAATTATTGGAAAAACGGTACTATAAATGTAAACGGAGAGACTAGAATTATAACTTCTTCCTCGGCTAACATGGTTAGAGTTCATATTACTTTTGTTCAGACAGGAATTACAGGGGTTTCTGCAACGATAGAAAGAGGTTGTGACAAGACTCAGACTAACTGTGCTATTTACGGAAATCTTCATCGTTACTCTGGATTCCCAGCCATTCCATTTGAGAGTATGTACAGATAGGAGTGTTGTATGAAGAAAAAATATTCTTTTAAAAGCAAAAAAAGAAATCTTTTAAAAAACAATGCTTTTGATATAAATTTGTTTAGCGGAAAAGCTGACGAACAGTATTCCGAGAACAGAGAGCTTTTGTTTCAGGCAAGAAACGTAATGACTACTGAAAGATATAGCAGAGTTTTGAATAGGGACACAATGTCTTTTAATTTCGACTTGCAGTTGTTCGGTGGCGATGCTGGTAAAATTTTATTCTGCATAGCTGGCTTTTTCTTGGGTGGCGGTTTCTGGACTGTCTTAGGAGCTGGCTGTTGGCTCGGTGGAGCTATGATGGGTCTTGCTCTCTTTTCCTCTATTTGGGGAGCGTTGCACAGAGACGACCCTAAATCTTCTTCTCCATCTTCTGTTACTCGATTTGACCGTTCACAAGAAGGAATGAGTTCTGAGAACCCTATTCAGATTGTTTACGGAGAACGCATGATAGTTGGCAATCAGACTTATCATCAGACTAATGCTGATGCTAATACCCTTCATAAGCACGTAGCGTTGTGTGAGTCAGATATTTTTAGATTAGAGTCTCTTACGGCAAACGGTTTGGCAGTACCTACCGCTAGTCCTGTCCAGACCTTTGATACCTACCCTTTCCCTGTCATGAAAAAAGACGGTAGCGTTGAATACCTAAAAGCAGTCTCTTATGAATCGAATAAGCCTATTAGTGGGAATATAGAGAAGATAGAAAGAAATAACACTAATGATATTTTTATTATTTCAAATCGAAAGTATACTTCCGACCAGTGGAATGTTTATAGGGAGGACAAAAGGCTTACATTATACTCCCCTGAAAAGACAGTCGCAATTGATTTAAAGAATGTAGACGATATGAAAAATGGTGAAACCTACTGGGAGTGGCAATGCTCCGTGGCGGGACTTATCGCCTATATAAACAGATTGGGATGTGGATGGGAAGCATATCCTTGTGCTACGACTAAAGATTATCCTGCTGATTTGGGCTTTAGTAGGGAAGGAGACAATGTTTATGCGACCTCGGACTATGTGAAAGGCGGCTCTCACTACACATTTAACCAGAATGTCACCCCTCCTAATTACAAAGAGGTCGGCGGTTATCCTAATCTCGCTTGGATTGATGCTGTGTTTAAGGTTGACGATACTTTTAGCGGAAACCCAAATGTCGAATGTCTTGTAAAAGGAAGAATCATTTATGATACTCGATATGGTATTCACTGTTATTCTACAAACCCTGCTATGTGCCTGAGAGACTTTCTTTTAAACAAGCGATTTGGCGGGGGCTATTGGATAACCCCTGAACTGCTAGACGAAGATAGCTTTAAGGAATCTGCTGATTATTGTGATGAAATAATTACTTTCAGGAAAAATGATGGCAGCGTTATCAGGGAAAAGAGATTTGAACTGAATATTGTAATAGATACAGAAAAATCCTTGTGGGATTGGGTCGAAGATATTCTTGCCACCTTCTGTGGATTTATGGTTATGTCGAAAGGCAAGCTAGCGTTACGAATCGAGAAAAAGGATAACATAGTCTATAAGTTTGATGATACCAATATTTCAGATTTAAGTGTTTCTCAAATGAGTATTGACGATTGTCCAAATCGCTATAACATAACTTGTATTCTGCCTGAGAACAACTGGAAAAGTGCTAAGGTTACAGTAGAGGATTTCGCAGACCAATTCGAGAGAAATAAAACAGTAATCAAAGAAGTTAACTTAGAAGGTGTCACTTCTCAGAGTCAGGCTCTCAGATTAGGGAGATTTTATAGAGACTACAATAGGCTCTGTGCAATAATGATTTCCTTTAAGACAGGGCATCAGGCGGCACATTTAGAACCAGGAGATGTAATCACCCTTACTTATCGCAAAGCTCTTGTGAATATGCCTATTCGCATCACAGAGATAAAAGAAGATGAAAAGGGCGAGTACAGTATTACTGGCAGACAGTACAATGAAACCATTTATAATGATAGTCTTGGTGCTAATTTAATTGCATTTAATTATTGCCAGCAACAGATAATTTATGGTGATTTGACTCCTCCTAGTAACGTAAATGTTTCTCAGCAATATTATTTAGACAGAGAAGGAAATTCTCATAGCGTTGTTATTATTTCATGGGATGGCAAGTCTCAGTTTGGAAGGTCAAAAACTTATAATGTTTACAGACGTTCAGACTCTAGTGTAGAATGGGAATTTTTAATAAATACACCTGAATGTAGGCTTACGACAACAGAAAGCATCGGAGCTTATGTACAGTACGCTGTTTGTGCTGTGGTTGGAGAAAAGGTTTCTGATTTTGCCATTAGCAAGCATATAACAATAGAGGGAAAAGACGAACCTCCTAACCCTGTTAGTAATTTGAGATGCGAAGTCAGCGGAGAAAAAATTGTTTTAACATGGATTCCCCCTAATGACCCTGACGTAAAGAGGTTTAGGGTTACGGCTAATGGGCAGACTGTTTACACGACAATATCAGAATATTCTTTTACAGCGATTAACGGAGAAAATATTGTACGAGTTGAAGTTGAAGATTATGGTGGAAATATTTCTGTCCCCGTTGAAAACGTAATTTCTGCTTCTCTTGTCCCTTCTCCTGTTTTTGACCTGAAAGAAGCTGTTATAAGCGGAGCTGTTTTCTTAACATGGGGAAAGCCTAAAAACGCTACTTCTTTTGTTGTTGCAACTGACAAAGAAGTGGAGACTACGGCAAATAGCTTGACTATTCCTGTTTCCGAATCGGGTAGTTTCTCTGTAACTGTCTACGCAAAAAATAAATATGGACTCAGCGATGGCAAGAGAGTAACTGTTGTTGTGACTCTTAATGATTTAGATGTTGACCCTGACATGAATACAATAGAGTTGCTGGAGGAAGGAACTTGTCTGTTAAATTGCCATATTGAGGAAGGGACTCTTTATTTTACAAATCGAAAGGAGAATATCTATGAATAAGTTTATTAATATTTACAAAGGCGAGGTTACTTTAGGAGGTCAGGACGGAACTGTACTTTCTAATGGAGATAATTCTGCTCCTATTACCGTTACTCTTAATGCAAGGCGGTTAGACCACGAGTGTGTTCTTTTAGCTGTTAGAGCCGAGAGCGGGTATATCGGCTATGATGTCGAGATTTCTTTTACAGGTCAGACGGCATCCAAGTGGAGCGTGGCAAAGGACGATGGCTATGATAAAGAGACGGTGAACAGTAGTGCATCATGGAGCGAGTCTGTTATTTTTGATACAGTCGGCTCTACGAACTCTTTGTTCTGGGTGAAGGCTATTTCAACGGCAGAAGAACTTCCTCTTGATGATAGAACTGTAAAGATAAACTTAAAGGCAACTGTCGGCAGCGAGACCGCCGAATGAGGTACTTCAATACCCATTACAATACCTTTGATGAAGGTACTTGTTTAACTAATGGTTATTACTTAACTAAAGGCTCATTAATTAAATATCTTTCTGAACTAAAAGGGAACAAGTTATACATTCTCTACGAATTTCGCAGAAACGCCTTACAAAACATAGAAGATGTTATGTCAGTCTTTAGAAGGATAGAAGTAGTTGTTGACAAGAAAAAGGAAATTATAGACACCAAATGCTTCTCGAACCGCAGTATCGGGACTCCTAGTATTCTTTTAAAGGATAAAGATGATGTAACAGAGGTAAGTTGCGGAACTAGGACTACTCAGTGGCATAGAGTGCTGAATATCTACGATTTTGAAAAAGGGACTGTAAGCCTTTATTTAAACGGAAGATTAAGAGGTACTGGTAAGAATGCCTTGACGGAGATTCCTACTTATGTAGAGTTTAGACTTCCTTATGTCAACGAAGGTGACAGTATTTCTATTCGTAACATTGTTATTTCTGATGAAGAAATTAAGCCTAACCAGTATTTAAGAGAAGCCCCTTTAGAAGTAATACAAAAAGGCTATGAAACCTATAAGTCAGTAAAATTTACAAACGCAAGCTCTCAGAGTTTTTATAACATAAATCCCAATAATTTCCCAAAATATGAAAAACCTGTCGAAATGCAAGTGGTTTTAGAGGACGTTGTTTGTAACAAGGGATTGAAGAACGTAGAAATATCCACCGACATTGTTAAAGAATATGATGCTTTAAAAGATGTTAAAAGTGGAAATATTATCAGTGACTCTTTTCCGTATTCTGACTCTATAACTGTAAAAATTAAATAAGGAGAAGAATTATGATTTACTTAAATCAGTGTGAAAATTCCTTTGATATAGGTAGTTTTTCTTTTACAGACGGCTATCTCACAGATGGCAGTTCAGTTCAAAAAGTTTTAGGCAGTCCCAGCGGCTCAAAGTATTATATTTCTTACGAAGTAATGTTTTTAAAAGGCAGTAAGAAACTGTATTTCTTTAAGGCGTTATCTACTTCGGGTACTTGCTTTTCAAATTATACACAGTATCAATCTACGATTACTCTTGAAACAAAATCAAACGACACAGTACGCTCTAAGAGTACAGACGGTCTTGTATGGTATAAGGTTTATGAAGTTTTTGATTTTGAGGAAGGGTATGTTGAAATGTATATAGACGGAGAGTTTTTCGCAAGGACAACTTCTGTAAGACTAGAACCTTTATCTTCTATCGAATTAAACTTAAATGGAGTTGCTATTCGTAATCTTATTGTTTCTGATAAGGAGTTTCCGAGGAAAGCAGAGCTTATTTCTTTGCCGATAGAAATTAATTCAGAGTGGGAGGAAAAAGGAGATTACTATTTCACAGAAGATGCGGATAAAAAAATCACCGTAAATGCTAAAGTTTCAGACGATTATACTATATTTGGAAGTTCAGTTATAGTGACAGGAATAAAATCTGGGTTTATTAACAGTCTTGATATTGACGGAAAGAAATACGATGTGGAAGACAAGAACACTTTGTCTGTTCCTGTTGAAGATTTATCTCACATTGAATTGAAAGGAGCTTTAGATTGAAATACATAAATACTAAATATCTGCTTTTTGATAGAATTTGCGGAAGGTTAGATTCGACCCCAGAAGGAATATCCTCTTTAGTAGATAATCACGATAGTAACAATTATGGCTACGTAGAATTGAACACAGCCAAAAAAAAGATGTATTTTGCCTTGCAAAGCAGATATGATGGGACAGACAGTTATGTAAAAGGAAACGTCCTTTCTATAAATCTTTCTGCTAGTAAAGTTAGCTTTTTACTTTCCCCTTCCGAACAGCTTATTTACGTTAAGCTGGGTGACAAAACTCTCGCTTCTTTTGTTTACTCTCCTTCCGCTTTTTTTACAAAGTTTTATTCAGAAATAGACACAGAGAACGGAAAGATTGTAGTAGGTATTAGTAATTTAAAAAAAGAATTTGACTCTCCGTCTATTATCGGTGAAAATTTTCTTTCCGCTTGTATTGGAGCTAAATACTATACTTCTTCCAAAAAGTCTGTCGTGAAAGATATTATTATCTCAGACGAACCTATAAAAATGAATGAAACTATTAAGGAAATACCTATCTCGGTAGCTTCTTCTGATTGGAATAAAGACGGTGATTCCTATTTGACTGATTCTTCTGGAAAGAAAATCACATTCTCTGCCGACACAAGTGACTTAGAAGCCTTTAATGTTAGGTCAGCATCTTTGTTTTTCGAGTCCTCTCAGAGTTCAGAAAATATTAATGAAATAAAGACAAATATTGGAGGAATAGAGGGCAACCTCATTTTATCTGATGAAGGTGGGTTGTCTAATTCAAATTGCGTAATTAACCCTGATTTGAGTAAGGGAATATCCGTAGAGTCATAAAGGAGGAAATATGGCAGATTTAAAAAATCCTAAACTGCTGGTTTCTGTAACTCCAAAAGATATTGCAGTAAAAAATCCTAAACTGCTGGTAACAACTACCCCTTGCAATACAACTGTTGCTAATCCTGTCTTTCTCGTTTCGGGCGATTATCCTTTAACTATTTCTAAGGATATTAAGGTTTTTGCTTTAGCTTGTAAAGCTGGAATTTATATCAAAGACATAAAGGTACTTGCTGCTGTTTCTAGTGAAAATAACATAAGAGAAGTCTTAGAATTTTATAATACTCGCAGAAAAGTTTCGGTAGATGTAGGCGAAGAATTTGACACTCAAAGAGATATTCTTGCTTTGCTTAATGTTGAAGATAATTTTGACACAAGCAGACGAGTATTGCAGGAGGTTAGCTTCTCTATCCCTACTAGACGTAGATTATTACCTCCAGACAGGGCTGAACAAACGTATTCTTATAATACTTACCGAAAAGTCACTAAAGATATAGAAGTCAGCTTTGATACATACAGATATGACTCTAGTTTTGACGAAAGTTTTTCTTTTGATACACAAAGAAATGTCATTCTTCCTTACGGCATATTCCAGTGCAAGCAGATTGATTTAGGGTTTGAGCAGAATGTTATTTTAGGAGTCTCAATAGACGGTGACGGCTACGCCTTGATAAAGGATGTTGATGGAGAATACAGAGAATTTACTATGAAAGAAATCACGACTCAGATTATTGACGTAATAATTCATGTAAACGACTCTATTAGAAGTGCCAAATTATATATTATCCATCCTGTAAAGTCAAAAGTTGTAAAAGCAAAAGTATCACAAGGCGGTTCTACAATAAGCTACGGCATGGTTTTCAGGCATCCCCCAGCCATTTTCCCATCTCTTAGCCCTTACGAAATAAAGCTCATTGAGCAGACTAACACTGACGTTACCTTACAGCTTTTTAAAGACGGAGAACCAGTAGAGGGAGATATTACTTTCGAGGTGAAGGGCAGATAATGCTTACAATGGCGAGGTACTTGTCCAAAAAGTTGCAGAATGGACAGATAAAATGGAAGAATGTTATACACTCAAAAGTATTCTCTCGATACGCAACTTTAATAGCTAAAGACTTAAAAGGAAACGGCTATGTAATAAAGAATGACGAAATAAGAAGGGAGGTGAAAGATTGACCTTTGAACAAGCATGGATGGTTTTCATCGGTGCTATAATTACAGGTGCGGTAGGAGCGATATTTTCATTTGCCAAGGAAGTCAGAATCAAGCACGAGCAGGAACAGAAACAGAAAGACGAAACTATTCGTATTCTTTTAGAGCGTGAGGAAAAAGCACAGGAATGGAGAAAAAAGACAGAAGAACGAATGGCTGACCTGATGGCTGATTACAAAAAACTTTTTAAGCATATCGAAAATATCACGGAAGCAGACAAAGCGATTCTCAGAGACAGAATAGTTCAGAGTTGTAGGGTTTTTTTAGAGCGTGGCTCTATTACTCTAGCGGCAAGGGATAATATCAGGAGTATGTATAAATGGTATAGTCTCATGGGTGGTAACGGCATTGGAGAGTATTACTATACTCAGGCGATGAAGTTAGAAGTAGACAAGGCTGTTCCTAACATACCTTATGTGAACATCGACTATCACGAAATGGAGGAATTTTTGGAAGAACATGGAAAGAAAACTGATTAAGATTTTTGGGTGGATAAAAGAGAACCAGATAGGACTTCTTTTGTCTGCTATGATGCTTTTCCTTGTAGTCGTTCTTTGCTGCTGGTTATATGCTTTTTGGAGCAACGGTTTGTACGGGACTAAGTTTGACTTAGGGAGCTGCTGGCAGGGCTTAACTGTTGTGGCTACTGGTCTTGTTACCGTGGCTGGTTTCGCTTCGAAGGACTATGTAAAGCATTGGATTGACAGTAAATACAATTCTAAAGAAGGAGAATCCCCAAGTGCAGATTGTTTCAAGCCTTGATTGTAGGCACGAAGTTCTTAGAGTAGGGGACAAGGTTGTGTTTATTGACCCAAATTGGGAAAAATACAATGCAAGATTACAGGTTGGTGAGGTTGTGACTGACGAGGGGAAAAATCTCCTTGTCAAGTCCCCTTACCACAAGCCGTTCCCTATCAATTCCCATAAGGTTTGTAAGTTAGAGGAGGTGAAAGAATGATTCTTGGTATTGATGTGTCTGAAAACAATGGTTATGTAGATTGGGATGCGGTCAAAGAAGCTGGCGTAAAGTTTGCAATCATCAGATGCAGCTACGGTATGCAGAGCCGTGACCCTATGTTTGCTCGAAACGTAAGTGAAGCTCATGCACGAGGTATTAAGTGCGGTGCGTATCATTACGGCTACGGTTTAAATCCAGACGAAGCTAGGGCAGAAGCAATTAACTGCAAAAATGCTATTGCAGAAGCAGGAGTTCTTCTCGAATTGCCTGTTTTCTACGACTTGGAGGATGCAGACGGCTTTAAGGTTCGTTACGGTTTTGAGTTTACTCAGGAGAACTGTACTGAAATGTGCAGAACTTTTCTTAAAAATCTCGGCTTAAATGGCGGTGTTTATGCAAGCTACTCTTGGTTCTGCGACAAGATTGATTGGCAGTCTCTAAATTGCCCTGTTTGGAACGCACAGTGGGGTAACAGCGATGATTTAAAGGGTTATATCTGGCAGTTTACAGATTCCTTAGAAATCGGTGGAAGAATTTTTGACGGTAACTATATGTACTTGGAGGAGATTTAATGGACATTATTAATTTAAACGAGCTTCGAGACGAAGTGGCTCTTGCTAAAGAGAGTTTAGAGCTTGCGGCAGAGCGTTGCGACAGGAACGTAAAGGTCTATCTCCATTGGTCTGCTGGGCATTACGGTCAGTTTTATGACGATTATCACATCAACATAGACAAAGATGGAACTATGTATATGAGTCACCCTCTTGACGTAACATTGGCTCACACATGGAAGCGTAATACTGGTTCTATTGGCTTATCTATGGCTTGCTGTGCCTTTGCTACGTCAGGCGACTTAGGAGACGAACCGCCTACTACCGCCCAGATTGAAACAATGGCTCAGGCTATTGCAGTTATTTGCAGGGGTTTAGATATTCCTATCACTAAGGATTTCGTACTGACCCACGGAGAAGCCGCAGATAACGAGGACAACATCTATCCGCACGAGCCTTATGGCTGCAAGAATGGCTGTGAGCGTTGGGATTTGGAGTATCTTGGTACTGACGAGTCCCCTGAGTTTAACCCTTGGGCTACTGACGGCTCTCGTGGTGGAGATGTACTTCGTGGAAAAGCGAATTGGTATCTTAACAGATTAATTTAAAAGGAGAATTTACTGTGCAGAATTTAAAAGATTTTTGGGATAGCCATTGGCGTTTTATACTCTTGGCTGTCCTCTGCATAGAAACTTTTATAGCTGGCTGGTATTCCTGCAAGGAGTTTAACGCCAACTACGTGGAAGTTACTGTGGAAAAGGAAATTGTTAAGGAAATTCCTGTTGAAATCCCTGTCGAAGTTAAGGGCGAAACTGAAATTGTTTATGTTGAAAAAGAAAGCCCTGATGATTCTGACGTATCTATAACAGCCGAAAAGCCGACTATTAAAATGGACTACAATGGTGAACAGTATGAGTTTGAGACGTTATCGAATGAAACACAGAAATTTGATAAGGGCAAGCTGGATATAAAAACAAGCTCTACAACCACGTTAGATGTTACCCCTATTGTGGACAGGGAAGTAACTCTGGCGGTAGAAAATAAAGAATTAGAAATGAATAAGCAGTTCGAGGAAGAAGTCAAGGAAATGGAAATTAAGGCTGATAAAGATAAAGGCAAGGCGAAGAAGCATGGCTTCTGGACAGGAGTAGGAACTGCTCTCGGAACAGGATTGTTGATATTAGCGTTATGAGTAAGTATTATAAAGAACTCGGCATTGACGAAGAAAAACTGAGAAAAGATTTTCAGAAAATTCGCCAGAACCATCCAGATGCTTGGGTTTATCTCAGAGAAATGGCAGATATTTGCCCACCGCCATATTATGAATACAAGATTGACGATGTAGATAATATTTGCTGGCAGGGTTGCAGAATATGCTGGGAGAACTATCTGAAAGGAAAAAACAATGGAAGCAACTAAATACTACAAGCTCTGCATGAAACTTTGCGATAAGGTCGGTGGAATTAAAGACGAAACTAGATGCAAGTTATGCCCATTGTTTAACCTTAGTTGCGGATTCTACTTTGATAGTATGAAATATCCTGAGATAAAGGAAACTGTAAAAAAAGTCAAGAAGGTTCTTAAATCTGTTTTCCCTCATAAGTTCGGGAGGAAGAATTGAAGTTATTACTTGGAAACTGTTTCGATTTGATAAAACAAATTCCTGATAACAGCGTAGATTTTATCTTAACGGACATTCCTTATCTCATATCCAAGAACAATAACATAAAGACTATGGCTGACAGAAAAGGCAGAAACGGTTTGGACTTCGGGAGCTGGGACTATTCCTTTGATATTAGCTCCCTTAGTTCCCTTGTTCCGAAACTGAAAAAAGATGGTAGTTTACTTACTTTTCACTCCTTTGAACAGTATAGTCAATTACAGGACGTTTTAGGTTCAGATATGATTTTTAAGGACAAAATAATTTGGGAAAAGACAAACCCAATGCCTAGAAATAGAGACAGACGTTACATATCAAATATTGAAATAGCAAGTTGGTATGTAAAACCTAAATCAAAATGGATTTTTAACAGGCAGAATAGTAGCTATGACGGCAGCGTATACAGGTTTCCTTCTGAGAGTGGTGGCGGTTTTAAGCGTTACCATCCATGTCAAAAGAATTTAAAGCTAATCGAAACTTTAATTATGAGACATACCAATGAGGGCGATACTGTCTTTGACCCTTTTATGGGAAGCGGAACTGTCGGGGTGGCTTGTAAAAACACGAACAGGCATTTCATAGGAATAGAGCTTAACGAAAAATATTTTGAAATAGCGAAACAAAGAATAATGGAGGACATTTGATAAGATTATTAAGTTTATTTAGTGGAATTGGAGCTTTTGAAAAGGCATTAGAACGTATTGGTATGCCTTACGAGTTAGTAAATTATTGCGAAATTGATAAATTTGCAAGCAAATCATACTCCTTAGTCCACAATGTTCCAGAGGAACTAAATTTAGGTGACATTAGCAAGGTTGACGAAAACTCCTTGCCAGATTTTGACCTTCTTACGTACGGATTCCCTTGTCAGGATATTTCGCTCGCAGGGAAACAGAAGGGTATCGTAAAAGGAGAAACTAGAAGTGGTTTGCTGTTTGAAGCGTTGCGTATTATAAAGGCTAAAAAGCCTAAATATGCTATTGCAGAAAACGTAAAAAACTTGGTCGGAAAGAAGTTTAAAGCCGACTTTGACAGCTTCTTGAAAACCCTTGATGATATGGGGTACAACTCTTATTGGAAGGTATTGAATGCTAAGGACTATGGCATACCGCAAAATAGAGAGAGGGTGTTCGTTATATCTATCCGCAAAGATATAGATGATGGCACATTTAAGTTTCCTGAAAAGTTCCCACTGAAACTCAGACTGAAAGATATACTTGAAGATAAAGTCGATGGAAAATACTCCTTGTCAGACAAAACAATAAAGGGAATCCAGAACACCTCTTATATCAGCAGACAGAGACTTTTGCAAAAGAAGGATGTCTGCGACACACTCTGTGCTAGGGATTACAAAGAGCCTAAATGCGTAGAAGTTCCTATTCGTCTCGGTAATATTTATAATGAAAAATGGGGGACTGGTTACGGAGGAAACGTGTATTCCCAAAAGGGGTTAAGTCCTACCCTTAATACAATGCAGGGAGGCGGCAGAGAACCTATGATTCCTATTGACGAGTTAAACCCAAACCCTCGTATTCGTAAACTTACCCCTAAAGAGTGTTGGCGACTAATGGGTTTTGGTGACTCCTTAAAAATGAAAGATATTCTTAAATCAGATGCAGAATTAATTCTTATCCCTGTAAATTGTGTTGGTGTGATGGGAGCTGGTCTGGCGAAGCAATTCAAAGAAAAGTTCCCTCGCCTATACTCTCAATACAGGAAGTTATGTGAACTAAATGCCATTGATGTTGGCAAAGAGCCTATTGTTCTTTCTGACAAATGGTGTATGTTCCCTACTAAAAAACATTGGAAAAATCCCTCTAAACTTGAATATATCGAATCGGGACTAAAGAAGTTGTCTGAAACAAATTACAAATCCATAGCTGTCCCAAAACTAGGGTGTGGATGCGGAGGGTTAAACTGGAATGACGTTAAACAGTTAGTGATTAAATACTTAGGAAGAAGGGCTATTATATATGCTTAATGTAGTGCAATTTAGCGGAGGAAAAGACAGTACCGCCATGCTACTTATGATGTTAGAGAAGAATATGCCAATTGATGATATTATTTTTTGCGATACAGGTAAGGAATTTCCTCAGATATATGAACATATTGAAAAGGTGAATAAGTACATTGGGGGGGTATAACTGTCCTTCAGGCAGAGAAAACCTACGATTATTATATGTTCGACCATGTAAAAACTAGAGGTAAGAACAAAGGGAAGAAAGGATATGGATGGGCTGATATGAGATGCAGGTGGTGTACATCTTATCTGAAGCAGATTCCACAGAAAAAGTACATGAAGGGAAAAGATTATTTATCCTACATTGGGATAGCTTATGACGAGCCTAAGAGACATCAAAATCTTCCTGACAATGTTATACATCCTCTTTTTGACTGGAAAATAACAGAGAAAATGGCATTAGAATATTGCTATGAGAAAGGTTTTGATTGGGGTGGACTTTATGAGCATTTCGACAGATTATCGTGTTGGTGTTGCCCTTTAAAAAATAACAAAGAACTTGAAATAATCTACAAGAATTTTCCAGAGTTATGGCAAGAATTAAAAGACATGGATAAAAGAGCATACAATGATTTTAAAGGTAAAGGCATTGAATATTACGAAAATAAAATTGTTTCTAAGCTGAGACATCACTAATAAAAGAAAGGGAGAATGTTTATGAATGATTACGAAAAGATAGCAGACAATGTAATTCAGAAGAAAAGAAGAAAGGAGGTTAAAGTGTTGATGGCGTTAAATGTTATCGTAACAATTCTTGGTTTTTACAATCTTACCAGAGGGGATTGGTTTTTCGATATTCTTGGCGGCTTTATGGTGGTAAGTGGACTGGTCGGTCTGGGTTGTAACCTCAAATTTTTAGAGGAGGAAAACAATGACTGATTGCTTAGTTAAGCAGTATTGTTCTACCGTTGAGAAGAAGAAAGGAGTTTGCCGTACTTGCAAAGAGTACAATAAGTTTAATAAAAAGAACTCTAAATCAGCGGTGGCTATCGGCAGAAGCAATAAAAGAAAGGGAAAGAAAAGTGAAAAGAAGCTACTTCTTCATTTTCAGAGACAGAATCTTGAAGCTCGTATCATTGAGGGCTCAGGGTGTCTTAAAAAGATTAAAGCTGATGCTGATGCGGATTTAAGAGTTGTAATTAACGGCAAGGAGCGAAAGGTAGAGAACAAAAAGAGGACTTCTTTTGAGCGTATTCGCAAACTGATAAACTCAGATAAAATTCTTTATATTACTGGTTTCTGCTACGTAATGAATGAGAATATCTTTTATGATATTATTTCTTCTTTTAACGGGAAAGTAGAGCCGTTGTTAAACGGGAATATCGTCTCTACTGACAGGAATAACTATCCGATTCGAGAAGTATCTGACAGAAATTACGGAGAACTTCATAAGTTCTTCTTACAGGATAACGCTGATATTGTGAGCTTAGATGAAAGCTACAAAGACTTCATGTTTGCATTAAAGCCTAGTCTTTTTAAGGAGGTCGTGGAATGAATAGTGTAGATATTGTTTTTTGGAGTGAGGATAACAAGTAGTGTTTATTGGTTTACACAGGCATTCTCATTATAGCAAACGTGATGGTATCGCTAAAATCCCTGATATTATCAAGAGAGTCGATGAATTAGGTCAGTCAGCATGGGCTTTGACAGACCACGGAACGACTAGCGGACTGTTGGAAGCATATAAAGAAACCCAGAAATACAACAAGGCTCATGGGACTAACATAAAATTCATTTTCGGCTGTGAAGTTTACTGGATTCCTAATTATTGCATAAAAGACAGAAAGGCTTCTTGCCACTTGCTTCTTTTGGCAAAGAACGAGACAGGTTACAAAAATCTTTTAAAACTTGTTACAATCGGGTACGGAAACAAGGGAAAATCCCCTGATAATTATTTCTACACAATGAGACTGACAACGAAGGATATTCAGAAACATTCAGAGGGCATTATTGTTACTTCTGCTTGCATGGGTGGCATCTTAAATCCAGTCGATTTTGATGGAAATTGGGATGATGAATTAGCCTTTGAAAGAGCGGAAAACTTCCAGAGTATTTTTGGAGATAACTTCTTTCTCGAAGTGCAGACAGGAACAAGTCCTGAACAGATTGAATACAATAAAAACATTGTGTTCATCGGGGAAAAACTAGGCATTCCAATTATCGTTACAGAGGATTCTCATTATGTCCATAAAGAAGATGCTGACGTTCATCGTAAGTGGCTTGGTCTTGATGATGATTCAGAGTATTACTCCACTGACGACTTTTATATTCACAGCGAAGAAGAAGTCCTTGAAAAGATTAAATATCTCAAAGATGCACAGAAATTTATTGACAATACAAAGATTATTGCTGATTCTTGCGATGTGGTTCATATTCAGTTCGGAGGAAAGAACTTCCCTGAACTAAAATTGGACGAGCCTGTCCTCGATAAAGTCTGTAAAATTGTATCAAAAGGCTGGAATAATAAAATCGTTGGTAAAGTCCCAGAAGAAAAATATCCCATATATAAAAAGCAGATTTCCCATGAGTTAGAAGTCTTGGCTAAATGCGATTACCTCACTTACTTTTTGATGAACGTAGACTTTTTGGAGTGGGCTAGAGAGAACGGTATACGAACAGGCATCGGCAGAGGTAGCGTAGGCGGTAGCCTGATTGCTTATCTCATGGATTTAACTAGAATAGACCCGATTAAGTACGGTCTGATTTTTGAAAGATTTGCTCACACGCAGAGAGTATCATTACCAGATTAACAACATAGTCCGAGCGATATAGAAATATACGACTCGTTTCCTGTGAACCACGATTACAAGTGGGTGTAGCTACATTGTAGCTGCTAACGGTAGAAGTTAAATAAGACTGGTGGTATGACAATTACCATCTTTACCCAAAGGCGAATACGCTTCGTAAGAGAACCTACGGTCTTTCGCAAGATAGCAGGCAATACCGTGCTAAGACAATTTTATTACCTCCTAATGAGGGGGTGTTATTATTTACAAAAAAATCAAAGGATATGAAGATTACGGAGTTTCAAAAGATGGAAGAATATATTCTTTTAAATCAAACAAAGAACTTGCAAAATCAACAACTACAAGAAGTCCTTATCTTCATGTCGATATTAGTGTAAATGGGGTTAGAAAACATTTACAAGTTCATAGGCTAGTTGCCATGACTTATATCCCTAATCCCAGAAATTTACCAGAGGTAGACCACATAGACAGAAATGTTTTAAACAATAATGTTTCTAATCTTCGGTGGGCGACTAGAAAAGATAATCTACTAAATACAGAAATTAAATTTAGGCGAAATTTAAGGCGTTGCAAATTGTATCATAACAACCAATTTGTAAGAGAGTTTGATTGTGTTCATCAGGCGGCATTATTCGCAAAAGAAAAATTCGGAGCTTCTCTAAGTTCTATGGAGAAATGGTATTCTAGTAGAGGTAGTAAAATTGTAAAGTGTAACGACTAACCCAGTGGTGGGTGTAGGGAGGATAATGTTACCTCTCGAAGTGCAGGATTCCTAAGTCAAAAGATATGGAAAAGAGATAGTCTAGTCCTTATGGAAACATAAGGTAGTAACGGTTGACACGGATGTCCCAAACACAAGAAGAAATGACGTTATAAACTATCTGGTCGAAAAGTATGGAGAAGTTTATCATGTTAGAACCTTCGGCACTGTTGCGGAAAAAGCCGCTATACAGAGAGCAGGAAAAGCATTAGGATATTCCCCAGCGGAAGTAAGAGAACTTTCTAAAAAGCATCAGTGCATCGCAACCATTCCAGAGGGAGAGTTAAAAGACACGGCAAATGATTTCCTCGGCTTAATACAGTTCTTCGGAGTCCACGCAAGTGCTATAATGTTATTCCCAAGCGACCCTAACAATTGGTGTGCCATTGAAAAACAGGGCGAAGATTATGTATGCGGATATGAATATCCCGACCTCGAAAAACAGGGACTTTTAAAACTTGATATTCTCGGTATTAAGACCTTGGATGCCATTCAGAATTGTATTGATATTGCTGGCATTGATATTGATATGGAAAACCTTCCTGACAACGACCATTTGTCTTTTGAAATGCTGAGTTGTGGTGACGTTATGGGTTGTTTTCAGGTCGAGAGCAAGGGCATGAGAGAGCTGCTCACTAAGATTAAGCCAGAGAATATTTTCGATTTGATACCGCTGGTTGCCTTGTACCGTCCTTCAACTATCCAGAGCGGCATGGTGGATAGCTTCGTGAACAGACGAGCAGGAACAGAAGAAACTACTTATCTTGACCCAAAGATAATTCCCTCTTTGCAAGATACTTACGGAGTTCTTCTCTATCAAGAACAAGCGATGAAGATTGTACAGGACGTAGCAGGATATGACCTTGGAACAGCAGATATGTTTAGACGAGCTATCGGACACAAAGTTCCAGAGGAAATGGCTATCCTGATTCCTAAGTTTGTTAAAGATAGCGTGGAGCGTGGTCTTGACGAAGAAGTTGCAAACAAGCTGGCGGAATGGCTTACAAATTGTGCTAGTTACCAGTTTAACAAATCTCATAGTGCTAGTTACGGCTATACTTGCTACGAGACGGCTTATTTAAAGGCTCATTATCTGCCTGAGTATATCTGTGGTTATCTTAATGCTTATTCTGACGACAAGCAGGAAAATTTGATACCTTACATCGAGGATGCTAAAAGGCATGGAGTTAAGATTCTCCCTCCTGATGCACGTAAGAGTCTTGATTGGACTATCGAAAATGCTGACGGAGAAATTGCGATTCGAGTAGGAGTATCATACATTCATGGAGTTGGCAAGATTGAGTTGCCAGTAACCAGAGAGAATTTGTTTAAGCTGAACAAAAATAAGGCTGAGAATCTTATCAAAGCTGGTGCTGTCGATTACCTCGGAGACAGGAAGGAACTCCTTAAAGAGCTGTATACGTCTGGGGAAATAGCAAGACTGGAGAAGCAATTAGAAAGAGCGGAAAACTTTAGACAGCAGAATTTAGAACGCTACAACAACGCTAAAGAGGGAACTAAAAAGAAAGCCGAAGCGTATGAAAAGATGTTGAAGTATTCCGAGCAGAAGTATGACATTGAAACAAAGATAAAAGAATTGAATAATTTTGATGAAGGGTTCGATAAGTCTACGGCAGAAACAGAGGTTCTGGGATTCACCTTTGTTGACCCCTTCGATGGGTATGATGTAAATAGCTTCAAAGAGCCGTCAGACAAGACGGAAATAGTGCTTGGACAGGTAGTGAGACTAAAACCTTGGAAGCAAAAGAACGGCAAACCTATGTGCTTTTTCACTATTAAATGCCCTAGCGGAAAGACTTACGATATAGTTATGTTTAACAGCGTTTATGTAAATCTTGAACTAAACAAGGTTTATCGTATGACGATTTGCGGAGACAAGTTTAAAAGAATTTTGTAAAGGAGTGAAAATATGACTAACGTAATTAATGCTAAATGCGAAAATGAACATGAAATTTTGATTCCTACTCACGAGATTATGGCTGGTAGGAACGAGGTTAGACTCCCTGATGGTAATACTGTCTACATTAGCGGAGCTTATTTTGAGAACTGGTCTGTAAAGCAGATTGGTTTTAAATTTTATGTAGTCATGCCAAAATCCCTGTTTGATGCCATGCTGGAGGAAGCTGCGTGAGATACTACAACGTAGAGCTTAGGCTAGAGTGTAGTTATTGCGTTCAGGCAAGTTCAGAAGATGAAGCCTACGAAAAGGTTATAGACAGGATTCCTAGTCATTATGAGATTGTTTCAAATCACATTGAAATTGCAGAAGAAGAAGATTGAATTGAAGCCTTTCGGGGCTTCTTTTTTTAAAAGTTATTGCAAAAATTCACGTTTTGTGGTATAGTTTAATTAAATTTAAGTAAAGGAGTGATAACTCATGTTATCTAAAGACAATCGCTGTCCCACATCTAAAGTGGCTAACACTCTGGAAGATTACCGCCTTAAACGCAACCTGAATAAAGCTCAGATGGCAAGGTTGCTTGGATGGACTGCTTCTGCTTACAGCAATCTTTTGAGAAGGAAAGACTCTAGCAGCGAGGTACAGGGAAATACTATTGAGAAAATAGCGAAAGCCTTGGAAATCCCTGTGGAGAGCATACTAAACATGGAAACATTTAAAGAAAGACATGAGAGGATTTTAAGTACCCTTCCTGATTTTATTATCGAATGGCTAGGGACTGCAAACGGTAGAGCGGCAGTATTCCAGCTATACAAAGCTCATTATGAAGCCTTGCAAGAACATGAAAAAGAACTTATGCTTAACAAGTTGAGAATGAACCCTAACGAAGCTCCTGATGTATGGGAGAACTCTTATGCTGATACTAACCCAAAACTAGAGTACACCGTGGAAATACATTCTGCCCCCCCCCGTGGACATTGATATTTTTTAGAAATTAAAAATAGCCCATGACAATTAAGTCGTAGGCTACTTTTTTTGCATATTTTACTGAATAGAAGGGATAATCGGTCTTTTCTTTTTTTCGGGAGAACTTTTTACGACAGGGGGAACAGATTCTTCTTTTCTCTCGATAGGGATGATAGCTGGCTTAGGAGCAACCTGTACAGGTGATTCTACATCCTCGAACAGCTCTGAAAACAGTTCCTTAGTCTTGTCAAAACCATTTTTGCTAAGGTACATAGAAGCCATTTCCAGCTTTTTTCTCTTTCCCTCTGGGATAGGGTCTATCATATCCTGCAATATGAGCATTCTAATATACGCTCCTGCGGTCGTCCCCTTAGACGAAATATGCTCTTTCAAAACATCGTTGAGGGATATTGTCATAGTTCCCATATTACTGTCCTCCTGCTTTAGCGTAGAAGCCACAGGCGTTGGCAAAAGCAAAGTTCTGATGTAACTCGACACAAGGAATAGACTGCTTTAAGTATTTTTCTACGTAAGCTGCACCGCCACCTACCAAGATGATACGGTCTAACTCGTTGTAATTCCATGCTAATCTACGAAGTTCTGTCTCGATTTTCTCAGCAAATTCCTTGAAAAAAGGCTCTGCAATCTCGGCAATCTCAGGGCGTTTAGCAATCCTATCTGCCACCTGATAGTCAGGGATTTCATAACCCAACTTTGTGTTTACTGCCTTGATAATATTCTGATAGACAAAGGAACATCCAAGGGTATCATAAGAGCGGCTACGATTATCTACTTCGATGCCGTCAGAATACCACGCAACGTCAATAGTTTTCTGTCCAATATCAATAATACCGATAACGCTGCTCTCTACATCCTCGTACTCTGCTAACTCGTCAAATACTGCAATACCCTGCGGGAAAACAGAAACCTTTGAGATAACAACCTTACGAGGAATGCCGTTATAAACGAACTCATAAGTACCAGCGAAGCTCTCGAACTGAGAAGCCATATTCATATCTCCGATAGGGAGTCCCAAGGCAACTTCGGTAGTTACGTCTCCGCTTGCAATTCGAGAAATGGCAGTCAGTATGCAGAGCTTGTGACGAAGCATATCGTTCTTATCAAATGCTGATTCGCCCTCTTTGATAACGGCATACTTCCCCATGAAATATCTCTTACCGTCAATCTCGATATGGGAATAGTCTCCACGCTGATTCTCCTGATAAGGGGAGCTTGTTTCTAAATAAACAGAATGGAAGCCAGTGACAACAGCCTTGCCGTCTTTAACTCCTGCGTAAGCCTTTGTGATTCCGTAACCTACGTCAATTCCAATAATCATACCTTTAATCTCCTTTAACTAATTATTAATTAATTAACACTTAATCATTAACTAATCACATTATAACACATAATTAATCGTTTGTCAAGCAAAAAAGAAGGAGCTGTAAAAACAGCCCCAAATAGAAATAATAATTAGAAAAGGATGATATTATATGTATCACTCAATTAAATAAGTGATAGGAAATCCATTATAAGAAATCAAGTAAATCATGAAATTTACTTTGTCCAGCATAATCCTCTTGAATGGCTTTGACAAGTAATGCTGGTTTTATCTTGCCACGCTGACGGAGCATCTTTATGTTTCGGTTAACAATAGTTACTCCGTATTTTTTTACGAGATTGTCGCACATCGGCATATCGACACCGAGGGCGAATAAATCCCTTCCTGCGACAGTTTCCTCTGTATGGTCTAACATTGATGTGATGTTATGACTTTCGAGATAAAACGCCACCCGCCTATTTTTCTGAATTTCCTCACTCTTTTGGTGGACAATTTTCCTGTCGTTTTCTCTCCATACGCTCTCAGGGACTTTAGCAACGAACTCAGCCCCTACGACACGCCTACCAGACTTTTCGTAGTTTACAGAGATGATTTCAAAGCCTGTTTCGTCCTTATGGGAGTTAATATCCTCGACCGCTTTTTCGAGGACATATTTTTTTAAATCTGTCCACCGATTGTACTCTGGCGCACCGAGAAATTCTCCAATTACAGACTTGTCTATATATCTCTTGACAAGCCCTGTTTTCGTCAACTTTCCATCTTTTCCAATCTGAGGGAAAAGGCAGATAGTCTCGATAAGGTTTCTGGCATACTCACTGTTCATTTTGAGCAGCAAGTCTTGCGGGATTCTCGTGTAAGCCTTGTCGTCTAAAACTAGGAGGTATGGAATGAGAAACGGATTTAATTGTATGACAAAACCTTTTTCGTTTTTTGTATAGTGAGACAGCCAGTTATAATAGCTTTTCCCTTCTGGAGTAATTAACTGTGCTTGGGTTTTCATCAGTCTTTTTAACTGTTCTTCTGCCCTGTCCATCCAGACCCAAATCTGGGAGGGAGGAATTTTAAGTTTATCCATGACTTCCTCCTTTGTTATCTCGATTCGTCCAAATTCAGAGTCATAGTTCTTGCTGCCTTTGAGTTTCGGGTTTAGTTTGTCAAGCACTAAGTAATAAATGCTCGAAGAATGGATGCCCTCAAAATCCCTTCTGCTTTTCAATTCTTGCAGTAAAGCGTTGGCTTGGTATATCATTCCATTCACTTTTACCAACCTCCTTTTCAATGTCTATATTCTACATTCATTTTTTACAAATGTCAACACTTTTTGTTAATTATATATAAATTTTTTCTTATTTTCCCACAACAATTGCTCCACATATCACAACATTTGCTCCACATATTAATGATTTTTTACACTTATTTTTCACAAATGTAAGTGAATTTTATTCACACCTGTGGATATATATGTGGATATTTATCTGTGGATAACTATGTTGATAACTAGCTAAAACCTGTGGATAAATACTGATAATGATAATCACGCTCACAACATTTCCTCCACATATTAACAACATTTCCTCCACATATCGGGGGTATTAGTCAAAAGGTCAACAACATTTCCTCCACATATTTGCAACAATTGCTCCACATATCGACCTCAAAAATCCCTCAACCACAGGGCTTCCAGAGCCTCCTTAGCATTAAGCATATACTACAAGCAATACTAAGCATAGGGAAATGCTACTCCTACTAAATCACTAGGCTTTTCTAATTTGCTACAAAGTCCTCTTTATTTTTTTGTGAAAGCACGAAGTAAAATTAACCTATCTTGATGCAAATCAACCGTGACTGATACAAATCGCTGTATAAACACAGAGGAAAATTCAAATCTCTGTCGAGATTCAAATTTTAGGTTATTTAGCACTAATCGAAAGGTTAAGGGTACGGATATATTATTACGATAGCCATAGAATTAACGAGAATGCCACTAGATTGAACGATAACAATTTTTAGGTATAAAACCATTAAGAGGTGTTTTTCAAACGCATACAGGGCAAATACGGAGCAATTCACTTATTTTTCATACAATCTGCAAAATAAATAAAAAAATAACTAAATTTTACTTGACAAAAGGTATTGTCCTATAATATAATAGTATCATGGACAAAGGAAGTTTATTTTCTAGGCTCAGTCTGCCATTCCCAGCTTCTCGTTTAGAGTGGCGTATTGGAAGAAAGACTGCTAGTGGTAAGGGCTTTATGTTCCCTTATGTTACAAGTCGTGGCATCATGGAACGGCTTGATGATGTTTTTGGAGCAGATGGCTGGTCTGCTAGTTATACTGCCATTGAAGGTGGTTTTTTGTGTACTCTGGGTTGTTGCGTGAACAAGGAGAAGGATTGCTGGGTTCACAAACAAGACGGAGCTGGCAGGACAGACGTAGAACCTGTGAAGGGTGGCATCTCTGGGGCGTTAAAGAGAGCTGCTGTTGCGTGGGGTATCGGAAGGTATCTTTACGAATTGCCACAGGTATTGGTCGACCTCGAAGATGGAAAATATTTTAAGGGCAAGATTATTCTTCCTGACGAGTTTCTTCCTGAAAGCGAAAGGACTGGCAACAACGAAATCAAAGTTGTTTACGACAACCAAGCTCCTGAAATGACCTACGAAGAAGCAAGCGAGGTTGTTCTCGAAAAGGACAAGTTCAATGCTGGTAAGAAAATGAAGGATATTCCCACAAAGAGTCTGTCATACATAGCGAACAGTAAGTTTGTTTCCGCAACAGAACGAGCTGCCGCTAGAATTGTATTAGAGCAGAGAGCGTAAGGGAGAAGTAATCTCCCTTTTTTTGTGTTATGACAATAAAAGAATATTTAGCAAAAGCTGATAACGTCCAGCTAGATAAATGTGCTAAGTTATACGTGATTAAGTCAGGTCAAATATTGTATGAAAAACGTGGGAAGTACAGCCGACCTACCCCAGCTTATTTTAAAGCGAGAGCTTATTTTAAGTCAATTCCTGCTCAAAGTATTATTAATATTTGGATTTACCTGAGCGAAGTTGACAAACCAGTATTCCTGTATAACCTTGAAGCGGAATCAAAAGAATTTGTTCGCAAAAAGCAAATCGAAGAAGAAGCTAAGAAACAAAAAGAACTTAGTACAGGAAACCATGCTTACAATTTGGAGGATTTTTTAAATGATTGAGCATATCATATCTCAAATTGACCTCGTGGACTATGCGGAGAAGTTCACAGAATTAACCCCGACTGGCGACACATACCGTGGCGTTTGCCCTATTTGTAAGCACGATAACAATACAGAGTTCGTAGTCTACAATCATCGAACTTATCACTGTTGGGCTTGCGGAAAAAGCGGAGATGCTATTAATTTAGTCAGGGATATTAATCAGGTTGATTTTTTTACAGCAGTCGAGAAGATTGCTGATGAATTAAACATTGACGTTAAGCACAATCCTGAGTACAAAGAAAAGAAAAAGATTGTTAGCGAATTGCAGGAAAAGCTAGTTGATTTTGAGAAAAATATTAACTCGGTAAAAGGCTATCTTACCGATGAACGCAAACTGGAAGAAGAAACTATTCAGGCGTATCATTTGGGAGCAAATAACGGAAATGTAGTTATCCCTTTTATTAACGACAACGGCTTATATATCGGCTATGCCGTCAGACGGTTTGAGGGAGCGAAATACCTCAACTCCAAAAACAGTTCTATCTTTACCAAATCAGAATTTCTTTACGGCATGAGACAAGCGAAAGAGAAATTATCTAACGAGCTGTACCTTGTCGAAGGCTATTTCTGCGTGATGTCTCTGTACCAGATGGGCAAGGCAGCGGTAGCTTATAACAGTAGTCAGCCTACGAAGCAGCAGTTAAGCAAAATCTCCAAAATGGCTGAGTCAAATCCTGAATTGACCGTTATCCTTGTCCCTGATAATGATAACGTGGCTCGAAGTCTACTCCCTAAGGTCAGGTCTAACGTCTTAAAGTATTGTCCGAAGGTAGCTTTCGAAATAATTCAGCTTCCAAAGGGAATCAAGGACGTAAACGAACTCCTTGTGGCTGGCGGAAATATTGACGAATGCTCTAAACGGTCTTTAGATTTGGCTGCTCTCGAAGTAGCATTGGAGAAATGCAATAGCATTCAGGCAGAAAGAAAGATAGCAGAGAAATTTTCAAAGAGCGTAACTGATGAATTGGTTCTGGTCGATATAGCTAAATATCTTGCCGACAGGTGGCTAATCGAAGAAAGAATTGTTCGTGATTTCCTTCACGTCTCAGCCAGCGGAGAAGATGTTGACGAGGACTTCAAAGACGTAGACCGTTGCATTGATGATGCCTTTAAACTGATTTCCCAAACTCCCATAGAATACGGATTTAGTCCTTTAGATAATGGCATCAATGGTGGAGCTAGACTCAAAGACGTAACTTTTATTGGCGGTTATTCAAGCGTAGGTAAGACAGCTCTTATCGTCCAGATGTGCTTAGATATGGTCGTAAGGCAGAAGCTAAACGCCTTGTTCTTTTCTCTCGAGATGGATGCAGGAGCGTTATACGAGCGTATCATCGCTATGCTTCTCGAAAAGCCTGTTAGCGTTGTTGACGATATGATAAAAAATCATAGTCCTATAATATATTCTATTAAGAAGAAGCTGGACAACAGGTTGTTTATCGTAGACAAGAACTCCCTGACGATTGCTGAGATTGATAACTATATCAAGATTGCCAATGCGAAGATTTTTGATAAAGGCGTAAATGTGGTCTTTATTGACTATATCCAGTACATGAAGAATTGCTCTGAGTATTCTGTTCTTGCGGAAACGGCTAAAGGAATGAAGCCGCTTGCTAAATCGAACAATACTCACGTAATAGTATTATCTCAGTTAAACCGTGGCTCTCGCATCTGGGAAAAACCTACAATGGCTGACATGAAGGGTGGCGGTGACTTAGAAGCATCTGCCGATAATATCTTCCTTCTCTGGCGACCAAGCCTGAACCCTGAACTGTCTCCGCAGGAATACGAGGTTGTAAAAAATGAACTCATGGTCGGGATTGATAAAGCGAGACGAGGTTCGAAAATTAAAGAAGTAAAACTGGTTTTCGACAACAAAACTAATAGGTATTTATTACCACAATAATAACATAATAATCATTAATTAATTAATGATTAGTTAATAGCTAATTAAGAGGTGATTAACATTCCATACAGTAAATTCATATGCCCTGACGGGGAGACTTGCGAAATTGAAAAGTGCCTTGAAAGATGCCGAATCGAAGGGGATTTTAGTGCAGGAAGATGCCTTAGCCACAGAACTTTAACTGCTATATCTGAACAGAGAAAATGGAGGGGAACTCCCTCTGCGACTCAGCTTTTAGGAGGAATCAGAGAAGCCTACCTTAAAATAACCAAGGACTATCCTTTAGACCCTCAAAGTAGCATCTTCGCTCTGTTCGGGACAGGCTGTCACGCTTTTTTAGAGAGCTATCTCGAAAACGAAAAAATGATTGTAGAAAAACGGCTTACTGACCCTACTGGAACTTACAGCGGTCAGTTTGATTGCTATGATGGCAAGAGAAAAATCCTCTATGACGTAAAGACCTATGGTAGCTTTAAGACAGCTAAATTACTCGGACTTGTCAAAAATAAAGAAGTCATGTATGACGAGAACGGAAAAGTTAGAAAGTACAGGAACGGAAAGACTATGTACAAGACGTGGTTTTCTATTGGGCATAGGGGTGTTTTTGATGTGGCTGTTCAGCTAAATGCTTATCGGCTCATGGTAGAGAACGCTGGTTATCCTGTCGAGGATATGCAAGTCGAAGTATTTACTCGTGATGCAGGAACTTTCTCAGCTCGTGACAGAGGTATTTTCACCAACGCCCAGTTGGTTCGCATTGGTAAAATCTCAGACCATTGGGTTCAGAAATTTTTCTTAACCAAGGCAAAAAGACTGAAAGAAGCTATCGAAAAAAAGGAATTACCGCCAGTATGTTCGTATCGTGAGCGGTGGGGAGACAGAAAGTGCGAAGGGTATTGTCCTGTCTGGATGCACTGTGACTACGGAAGGGAAATACATAACAATAAAAAAGGAGAATAAATAATATGACACACGTTGAATTAATTAAGGAATTTAAGAAGATTAATGGCTGCACTTTACAGGAATTTGCTGATTCCTGCTTAAAGAACAATATTCCAGAGCATACCAAGGTTGAATTTAGCGTTTTTAACGCTGCTTCAAACGGTGATATGCAGATTATCTACAAGGGTAATTTCTACGCTCCTGCTGTCGCTTCTGGCACAAAGGAGTACATTGTAGTTTCTTTTGGAGAGAGAGGTATTTTTGATTACAATTTCGACAGAACCCTTTCAAACGAGGAAATTATTGCCGACTTAGAGGAAAAGTGGGACAGTCTCATGCGTAAGAAGTTTACTACTCTGCCAAATCACTGGCTGATTTCCGTAAACTATGTAGCGATGGGTATTAACGGAGACTACGAGTAATTGACTAAACAAAAGCTAGTCGAGAAATATTTTCTTCGTCCTGCTTTCTTAAACAAAAGTTTCAGCGGGAAAAGAAAAAGGCAGAAAAAGACTGCTTTAAAACAAATCGAGAAGGGAATATCTAATCTCAGTCTGCTTGATTATGCAAAGAATATAGCTTTCTGGACTAGGTTTTTGGAGAATAGACTTGAAAACTAAAGATACTATCGCCATTGAAAAAGCTCTTATGATTATGACAGAGCAGAATAGGACTTTCGGTTGCCCCGAAGTAACAATCGGCTGGTATGGAAACAAAAGAGTAGACTTCATGGAAACAAATACCAGAGGTCTTATTAAATGCTACGAGATTAAGGTAACAAAGAGCGATTTTCGTTCCAAACATGGGCATAACTTCGTAGGAAATTATAATTACTATGCCATGACAAAAGCCCTTTACGACAAGGTAAAAGAGGATATTCCGAAAGGAATAGGAGTTCTTGTCCTGAGCGGAAAGTTCTTGATTGTGGCAAAAAAAGCTACTTATCAGAAGATAAACAATTCTCAATCCCTTTTGTTAAACCTGATTCGCTCCATGAGTAGAGAAGTGAAGAAGTCTTTTGACAGCAAAGACCTCTCTACTTTGTCTTATCTAAAGAGAGAAATTTCCAAACTGAAAAAATCATTGAGTTCGGCAGAAAACGAAGTTCAGGATTTACGCAGAGAAAATACAAGACTACACAGAAAAAAATAAATTAATTAAAAATTAACAAAACTATTGACATTTAATGAAAAATGTGTGTATAATGAGGGTGGAAAACATGAAGAAAAAGAAAATAATTTATGTAAGACAAGGAAAGAGAACCAGACAGGCGGTCTATTGTCCTAAGTGCTGTAACAAGAAATCTGCTATAAAGTATTTGGGGGATTTCGCTTACGCTGACGTTCCTTGTAGATGCAGAAATTCCGTATGGAAAAAATTAAAGGAGAGATTACGTAATGGATAAGTTAAGATTTAAGGAAGCCGCATGGAAGGCAAGTCGTATTTGTGACGATTTGGTAAGAAACGCTGCTCCTGTCGATAAGGAACACCCTCTGGAAGCACACATGGCTAATGAAGTCGTAGCTATGATTGCTGCTCAGGCAAGAGAAGATTTTACGGATGCCCTTTTCAAAGAACTGTTTTCTTGCGAACGCAAGTTTGAAGCAATTCGTAGTGGGGCTATTATTCCTTATCGTGGTTCTAAGCATTCTGCTTGTTATGACTTCATATCCCCAGTAAACGTAACTGTTCCTGCTGGCGGTTTTGCTACTGTTGAGACTGGTATTCGTGCAAAATTCCCTTCTGATGAAGCCTTGGTGATTTATCCACGAAGCAATATGGGTTTTAAGCACGATATTGTCCTTGTCAACGGAACTGGCATTATTGATGCAGACTATTACGGCAACCCTACTAATAACGGTGAAATCCTTATCGGCTTACGTAACCACGGCAGCGAAGATTACTTTATTCGTGCTGGCGAAAAGGTTGCTCAGGGTATGTTCGTTCAGTATGGTTTGACTGATAATGATAATGCAGATGCAGAGAGAATTGGCGGCATTGGAAGCACAGGGAAATGAGAAATGATTGATTTAAAATTAACAGAAGAAGAAAAAGAAATGATTCTGCTAAACAGGAAGATTGGCAAGGAAGCGGAAAAAAGAGGGGAATTAAACGACAAGTTTGTTATGATTTTTCTTATGCTGGAGGGAATCCCTTCTTCCATCGATGCTATTGACAATATGACAGCTATGTCCGTTCTGTTTTTCAGAAAGAATCCTGAATTAAAGGAAAAGTTTTTGGATTTGGCTTTCAAAATTACATCTAAAGTTGATGAATAAAATTTAGAGGGCAAGGGCATTTGCCTTTGTCCTTCTTTTTTTAAGGAGAATTATGAAAATAGTGTATTATGGAATAGAATTAGTCATAGCTTGTCTTATCATTAGTAATTTAATGAGAATGAGCGAGTCGACAATCCCAATATTTACTTGTGTAGGGATAATCTTTTCTGCTTGTTGCATAACAATAGCAATTAATTACTTACGGAAAGCGATTTGGGAGAAATGGGACAGCCAGTCCTAGTTTGTGCCAGATGTTTTTCACGAGTAACATATAGTAACCCTCGGTGCGACTGTGGCGATATTTTTCTTATCGACTCAAAACAGGTTTTACGCAGAGAAGGTTCTTATTATTATTTGAGTGAAAGGGACTACTATGAAAGTAGAAACGATGGTAACGACAGAAAAAGTAGCAAGCATCCATTATATAAACGGGATAGCCGTAAACGTACACAGCTTCGTAAACGAAAAAGGAGACACAGTAATAAATATCTCCATTGAAAACGGAAGCGTGCTAGATGTTAAAATGAGACACGAAGTCGTGTCTGTAACAGCGAGGACTAAATATGGCAAGAAATGATATTATTTACGAGATAGCAAAAAGAGATATAGGAGAACAGTTTAATGAAAACCAACTTTGCATCAGATGCGGCAAGAATGCTCATGACAACTGCTACTCGATAAGAGGTCACAGAGAAGTCGCTATGTCTGGCTTTTGTGAAAAATGCTTTGATGAAATAATGAAAACAGAGGAAGATTGCGATGAAGATTCTTGAATACGAGTGCTTTAGTGATGCTAATCGCTTGTGCGATTTTGTCAATAAGCACAAAGCCAAAGTTGTTCAAATTTTATGGACAGACGGGGAGAATTACCCATACAAGCTGTTTTACTACAAGAAGAAAATCGGAGGGATTTAGTCAATGAAAATTGAGAGATTGAAAGTATATGACTTTGAGAATGCTATCAGAGCCATGAGAGAGCCGATGAATAGTATGGACAAATCCGACAGTTATAACTCTAATCACGGTTTTGTTATTGGCAAAAATGACTTAAATCTGATGAAGAAGCTCTATAAAGGCGGCAGCCCTCACTCCAAGTTCATGAGACAGATTCCAGTTTCTTTTGAATTAGTAAATGCTCCTGTGTACTGGCTGGCTGAGTTTGACACTTATAAAGTCGGAGTAGTCAGGAATAGCAGTTCCTTCATGCACAAAGGCTTGTCGGAAAAATTCAGTCTTGATGATTTCGAAGTGGACTTTGCCAAAATGCCAGAACCAGAGAGAAGGGCTTTAATAGAGCTGATTGCTACTCTTAATATTATGAGGGCAGATTACCTGTCTACTAAAGACCCAGATATTTTCCTGAGAATCCGCAAGCTGCTCCCAATGAGCTATCGCTACAACAGCATGATTTCTACTAACCTTGCCGCTATTGCAAACATGATTGAGTGGAGAGAGAATCATAGGCTTCCTGAATGGAAATACTTCTGCAATTTCATGTTAGACAATATTCCATACCTCAGCGAGATAATGGGAAAAAAAGATGTATAAGATAATTGTCATTTTGCTAGTAACTCTTTTCCTTGCTGGCTGTACCCACTACGAAGAAGGGGATGCTGTCGACAAGTATAACCGTGCCCCTGCTGGCTACTTTACTGTTATTAAAAGAGTAGACAATAGGCATTATATAGTCTCAGACCCTTATGGCAATAAATACTATGGAACTGCATCAGATAAATTCGGGCAAATCATAATAGGAGGAGAGTTCCACTGTGATTGAATTTAAGGACAGAGAAAGAAACTATTATTTTAGACCTCAATTATGATACTTTTATAAAACAACTTTTTCTTAAAAAAAGGGGAAATAATAATGAATGTTACAAAACACGATGGAAGAAACGAAGATTTCCATATCAAAAAGATTATTATAGCTGTCGAAAAGGCGGCTCATAGTGTCTATCCTGAAAAAACTACTCATTCTCTTCCTTTGACAGTAGCAGGACAGGTGCTGGAGGAACTCGAAGGAAAAGAAGAAGCAACCGTGAACGAAATTCACGATATGGTTGAAAATGCCCTTATGAAACTCGATGAAAAGGTTGCAAAAGCCTATATTCTTTACCGCCAGCAGAGGACGAATATCAGAGAAGCTGGTAGCGAACTCAATAAACAGATTGATGCTATCGAAAAGGAAATGCACCATGACAATGCCAATACTGGTAACTGTGCCGCAAGCAAAATGTATGGTATAGCAGAGCTTGTCGAAAAGAATCACAATCTGGCTAGAATGAATCCTGTCCATGCTCGCAATCACCGCACAGGAAAGGTTTATATTCACGATTTAGGATATTACAATCTGACTGTGAATTGTTTCTTTAGTCCTCTGGCAAAGATACTCGAAAAAGGATTTGACAATGGGGTAGGCACTCTTAGACCTCCTAAGCATATCGGGACGGCTGTCCAGTTGGCTTGCATCATTTTGCAGTCTGTTCAGAATGATTTTTTCGGAGGACAGGGATTTTTACATTTCGAAACCGATTTAGCTCCTTATGTAGAAATGGAGTACATGAATCAGCTCGAAGAAATAAAAGAAACAAACAGTCGTTTTCATGGCAGCAATAACCCAGAAGATATGGAAAAGCTCGCTATGAAGCGTACCGAAAATGCCGTTCATCAGGCTATGGAAGCATTTGTAGCCAACATGAATACAATGAGAAGTAGGAGCGGTGCTCAGGTTACTTTTAGCTCCGTAAACTTCGGTACTGATACTGGCTGGTCTGCAAAAATGATAAGTAAGCATTTACTTCTTGCTTATATCGAAGGACTCGGAAAGGGAGAAAACCCTATTTTCCCTAATCTGTGTTTCAGGTTACAAAACGGGGTTAACCTCCATGAGGGAGAACCTAATTTTGACCTGACAGAACTTGCTATTGAGTGTGTAGGCAAGCGTATCCAGCCTAGGTTCGTTTTTTGCGATAGTCCTGCTTATCCTGACAAATGGAATGCAGGAGCGATGGGATGCAGAACCTCTGTGAGAAGTAATGTTAATTCCCCAGAGCAGTCCCCAGATGCAAGAGGTAACTTAGCATTTAATACAGTTAACCTTCCTATGATTGCTTTGGAGGCTAGGCAGAAGCAAATCGAAATGGAAAAAGACAATATGTATGTAGATGTTATTGACGTTTTCTTCAATGAACTTGAAGCAACCTTAGAAGATGCCGCTAATCAGCTTTATGAGCGTTATCAGGTAATGAAAAATCTGAAAGTAAAAGATTTGCCTTTCGCTTCTCAGTGGTATCAGGGTCACGAGGGTCTTAATGAAAACGATACTATCGAGCCTATGATAAAGAATGGAACTCTTGGTATCGGCTTTGTAGGCTTGTCCGAATGTCTGTATGCCCTCTACGGGACAAACCATGTTCATGACTTAAAGGTTCAGGAAGTTGGTCTTGAAATTGTAAGGCGTATCAAGACTAGAGCAGATTACTCTACAAGAAAATGGAGCTTGAATTTTAGCTGTTTCGCTTCTCCTGCGGAAAGTGCTTGCCATACTCTTTTGAAAAAGACTAGAGAGCAGTTCGGCATCATTCCTAACGTCACTGACAAGGAATACTTTACAAATAGCTTTCACGTTCCTGTTTGGGAAGAAGTTGACATTAAGACTAAAATTGATATTGAAGCTCCATACCACCTGCTGTGTGCTGGCGGTGCAATTTCCTACGTGGAACTCGGCACAACCCCGAAGGACAACCCCGAAGGATTGCTCAGCATTTTACAGTACATGGCTCAGAGCGGTATTGTTTATGGTGGCGTAAACTGGGAGCATAATTACTGTATGAGGTGTGGCTATCAGGGGCATTTCGAAGGCAATTGTCCTAAGTGCGGTAGCGATAAGATTAAGGTTACTGCTATCATCACAGGCTATTTGTCAGAGATTTTCAGATTTAACAAGGGCAAGCAGGACGAAAAGAAAGACCGTGTATCGCATGGTGGCGGTAAACTCTAAACCTATGACAAATTGAGAATTTGATAAAACCAGCAAGACCGCTCGTGGTTAGTTTTCGCTCCTGCCACGAGCCAAAATGCTCGGTTTGGGAAGGTAAGTATGTCTACTTTAGCAGTTATTGAACATCTGCCAAATCTTGTCGAGGTTGGTGGAATTATATTTATAAAACATGAAAGTCAAATGTATATAGGATGCAAAAGTTTGTGTGCATTGTCTTTCGTTCATTGTCGGACTTATATTCGTTTCAAGGGGTTTAGCTACGCAAAATCGCCATATCAAATCTATTGGAATGTGGCTCAAAAAAGTCACACGTTATTAAAGCGGCAAAGAATAGCAAATCTAAGATAGTTTGTATTCCTCTAGGAGAAATCTGGCGATATGTTGATTGCATAAACAGTCTCCTGTCGAGACAGAAATACATAGACAAAGTATATGTTGACAGTGCGGTAAATTTAGCGAAAGAATTTTTGTTTAAGGAGGATAAAAACATGAACGAAGAAAATATTAATCAGAAATAGGGAGCTATGACTACTGGTGTGTTTATGGACAAAGTAGAGAATTATTCCAAATACACTATCGAAGGAATGGAGAAGCTCTGTTACGCCTATAATACGCTCTGCAAGGACTATAATAACTTGTCTATTGACTACGCAGAAACAACCAGTAAGTTGCAGAACTGCGAGGAAGAAATCCTCCGTCTTAGAGAAAAGGCTCGTAAGTATGATGCCCTTATCGAATTAATTAAACAGGAGTAAAACAATGAAGTTAATATACGAAGCAAAAGTGAGTATAGAGATAGACCTCGCTAAAGCAGGAGTAACTAATGAAGAAGTGGAAGAAAAGATTAAGGAAGTTGGTCTTAGTGGCTTAAAGAAACATATAGAATGCTCTTTAGTCAAGACTTTTTTTCAACATTACCAGAAAGAGTGGAGAGCTTCAGTGTCACTACTACTTTGCTCGATATTCAGGAGTAGCAGACCTGTGGCGAATCGGGAAATCAATTTCGCCTACAAACACCTTTGGCATAGATTTTTTAATAATAGAACAACCAAAAATGCTTGGTTTGGAACGGAGGAATAATTACGAGAATTGCAGGAACACATTCTACATCTCTGATAGATGGCTTCGGTGTCAATTTCACCATCTTTTTGCAGGGATGTAAACACCATTGCGAGGGGTGTCATAACCCTTCCGCATGGGATTTTGACGGTGGTGCAGAAGTAAGTATTGATGAATTAAAGGGGAAGATACTTTCTTATGTCCCCCCAGTAACAGGAGTAACCTTTAGCGGTGGCGACCCTGTTGAACAGCCTGAGGAAGTGGAAGCTCTGGCGAGATGGTGCAAAGAGAATGGTTTACAGACCACCTTGTATACTGGCTACACTTTCGACCAGCTTAGAAAAAATAACCTTATCAACGTAAATCTTTTTGATTATATTGTTGACGGAGAGTTTGACAAATCTCTGAAAACTTGTCTCGTACCGTTCAGAGGAAGCGGTAATCAGAAGATGTGGAAAAATACTGGTAACGGTTTTATTCTTGTCAGCTAATATTTTCGACCCTATCGAGATAGATTCTTCTCTCGACCCCCTCGAAATGGCTGTCAATAAAGAAAAGTCTGATGAAGCATTGAAATGCCTAAAGTTATTGTTAGCAGAACTCACCGAAACCCAACAGAAAATTTTATTATTAACATCAGAAGGTTATAAAGAGAACGCTATATCAAAAAAAATAGGCATCCCTCAGACGACAGTTTCCTATCATAAAAGGAAAATACCTAAGATTTTCGGCAAGCTAACTTCGGATGAAGAACTAGAGAAGATTAAATCTAAAATCGAAACTGCTAAACACAGCGGTAAAAAAGAGAAGTTAAAAAAAGAATATGAGCATAAGATTGCAATTCGGGAAGCGATGCAAACCCTCTCTAAATACTTGTTATCTTCTCCAATGGAAACAGAGACGGTATTCCATAGTCCTACCCCTATCTTTACGTTTGAAAAGAAAAGGAAGGTCTGTACAGGAACTCGCAGGACAAGGGTATATGAGGGTTACAAGTATGTTTCCGACTTCGTATGCAAGATGCCAGAATATCTGTCAGAATGTGGCATAGGTGGAACTGTATGTACCCTGTGCAATAATTGCAAAAGAACAAGCTGATTATCTCCTTTATGGAGTCTGCTGCATAGGAAAACCCCCTTTTCAGGGGGCTTTTTTTATTCTTACTTTTCTTGTTCTTCAACAGATTCGATAGTCTCGTAAGTTTCATCTTCTACGACTTCTACATGGTCGCATTCTTTTTCTATGATACTGTCTACAAGGTCGGGGTAATCACAAAAACTATCCCCATCCTCTATCTTCCAGTCGTCAGGAATATCTACTGTCACTTCCGCTACAACTCTTTTTGTGTACTTAATAGTTACTGTTCTCATGGTAAATCCTCCTTATAAATCTTTCGGAAACAATTTCTGCATCTCTAAACATTGATACACCCAACCTCGGATAACATCACTTTGAGTATACCCAAACCTAGAACAGAGATTTTTAAAAACCTCACGCACCTCAACAGGAATACAAATAGTGAGCTTGTTTACGTTTTTCCCTATATATGTATGTTCTGTTTTGTATAAATTAACATAGTCATAAGTAAGACTAGAAAAAATTCTTAATCTCATATAATCGCCAATAGACGTTCCATGTTTTTGAACCATGTCAAGAAAATTCTCGTAGGCATCTTCTTCAATGTAAATTCTTATCCGAATATTGGACGATAATTCTGCTGCATTTTCTGTTTTTCTCATTTATTTTCTCCTGTCAATCTTATTAACTGCTTCTTCTAAATCGTCCATGCTGACACCGATATACCTCTGGGTAATATTAATATCAGAATGTCCTAACTGCTCCTGAATAATTCTAAGCGGAACTCCATTCCTGCTCATTTCGGTAGCACAGGCATGACGGAAACTATGGCAAGTTAGCTTAGTGAAACCAGCACTATCACAGGCTTCACGGATAAGTCTACTAATAGAGCGGTCAGTCATTCTTCCGAATCGTCCCACTACTAAAGCTCTTTTGTCAATCTCTAAGGCTTCTGCTTCGATAGACGGCTTGTCTTTTAAGTATTTGTCTATTATCTCTGACAAGAAGCTAGGAATAACCAGCCTCCTATCCTTTTTGTTTTTAGGGTCACGGACAATCATATATACCCTGTCGCCTTTTCTCTCGAAGTCCTCTAAGTTCAGAGCCGCTACTTCTCCCACTCTAAGCCCTGTATAATACATAAGACCTATGCATATGGCGGTTCGAGAATCAGCCCTATCCATTAGGTATTCCACTTCTTTTACCTCGGCAACAGGAGCAACCCTGCTGTCCATCTTTGTTTCCTTCATATACCGAAGCATCTTTTTTGCTTCCTTGCTATCAAATTCGTCCTCAAAGTTAGTCAAGACAAATCTAAGAGCGGAGAACTTCAAAAGAATACTCTTGTTAGTCATTCCATCTTCATGGAATCGGGTCGTAGCCTTTACCAGAGAATCCAAACTAGGCTTTTCAGTAAACCCGAAAGACCTAAAAGCACTTTCGTAGCTAGAAACTGTATTCTTTGAGCGGTTGCTTTTTAAATACTCCATTGTTTTTGCATATATTTCTTCCCATGTCATAACAAATATCCTCCTTTTCAAATTATACTACAAGACAATATCAATCGTCAAGTAACCAAAACAGAAAACCCCAGAACAATGCTCCTAAAATCATACTGACAACTCCTTTACAATCTTTTCCCAGTATTCTTCGGCAACATCATCAGAGATAAATCTGTTGCTAGGGATGTTTTTTAATAACTTCTTAGCGGCAAGAACAACCCCTCCTAAGTCGTCTACAACCTTACGGCTTTCCCTCGACCTATCGTTATAAATAGCATCACAGGCTGTCATAAAGTCTCCGTAGCCAGTTACTTCTTCTTTTAGTTCCTCTGCGGAATCATACTTCTCTACTTCATATTCGAATCGAGATAGGTTCTTTACAATGTCATCTATCTCTACGTCTGCATTCATGCTAGTAGGTTCAATTAAGTAAACCATAATTCTTCTCTCCTTTAATAAATCGTCTTACAAATCTCGGCTGCTAAGTTCGCTCCTGCTCTCCTGTCAGAACCAGTCTTACTAACGGTGAATTGGTATCGGGTGTCACCATGATAACGAATTTTATAATGCTTACGTCCCTCAATAATTTCAAAACCTAAGTCTTTTAAAACCTTTTTAAGACTTGCATTCATTTCGCTATATCCTTTAAGCAAATCCTTAATTCGCTTCTTCTTTTGGTCTATACTATTGGTCTTGTTTACCTCTAGGAAAGCGTTTAGAAGGTCTACTCTACGCTTCTCCTGCGGATGGTCGGTAACATATTTAGATAGTATATCCAGAATAATATTTCTTGTTTCGTCATGCTCATACTCTAACTCATTTGACTTCTTAAACATTATTTCACTCCTAACTAATTATTAATTAACTATTATTTATTTACTAACTAATTATAGCACATTACACGCTATTTTGTCAAGACCTATTTCGATTTTCAATTCCTGTCAGGGAACGCCCTGCGGTTCGACAGAAAATTTATTTAATCTGTTTGGTCGCAAAACGCTCCCTTTGGAATCGCCTTAGTCTATTGGGACAATAAGGAATAACTCTCTGGCATCATAATTTTCTCATACTATCCCTTCCAATCTCGCATTCTCGATACAAATCATCATCATCTTTTTTTCTACGTCAAGGGCGTGGGTCATAAGATAACCTTCGTCAATAGATTTTAATTCCTCCTGTAACATAGAAATAACTTCTTCTATATTCTTCTTTAATTCTTTTTTCTTCTGGTAAGCCCGAAAATCCTTACTGCTTGTAAAAACCTTACCATCAACTTCAAATCCATTGATTAAGTTACAGTCAAAGCTATATCTACCTTTATTCAATAACTCGGTGTTACCATGTTCGGCATTCTCTATCTCGTACTCATAGTCCTTTTTAAACTTCTCAAATTCTTCCTCTGTCATTTCTGCTGCATGAACATCCTCAATATCATTTAAAAAGTCTGGTGTCCAGTTATCTCCGTCCCATTTTCTTAAAGTTGCCTTGTATACTTTTTCGCCTACTATAATTTCCATAATAATTCCTCCTTTATAAATTTAAAACCCTTGCGTTTTCTAAGATAGCTGCTTTAGCAGACTCAGATAACGTCAGTCTATATGTACGGGTATGGTCTACGTTGTACCTATCAACTTTTGTTAAGAACCATCCGCTAGAAAATCTCTGAATAGTAAACTCTGTCCCCATCGGCTGTCCGTTATAGTTAGCAGGAAAATGCTGACAATGTAAGCTGACTCTTGCTATTACACCGACCATAGCCTTTTTGGAAATGTTCAACTTTTCCTCGATATGCTCTATGGTCTCCAAAATATCCTCATAGGATATAGTTCTTGCCTTTGCACGTGACTGCACTTCATTCAAAGCCGCTTCAATCTTTTCTTTGTTGTTAATGTTAATCTTCATAATAATTCTCCTTTCAAATCATAGTAAACAAAGCGTCATCCTTGTAACCAATCAATTTCACATTCCCCCCCATATGCCATCTTATTAAATCAGACCTAAGTATATTGTAGAACCTTCTTGTACCATAATTGACTAAGATGTAATAATAACCTGTATTTAATGCTTCATTTCCATACACATCAAAATCAAGCTCAGGCGAATTGCATAGAACCTCTATCATGTTTAAATCCATTTCCTCACCCTCTGCCGTAACATGGAAATTACCATTCTTAAACTTCTTAATAATCATTGTTATCCTCCTTGATGATATAAGTTTTGTTATTGCTATTCTTCTTGCCTTTGTTAAACGCTTCAATAAAAACAGCCTTTCCGTTTTTGTAATGTCTCCAGTGTCCTCTGACAGACCATGATTCTGTGTGTCTCTGATTATGTCGCTTGCCACGTTCCTCGTATTTATAAATTTTATTATTGACATATACGATACCAGAATTATTGTTATTTCCTTTAGTGGCTTCTCTTACTGTTTCTTTTGGTTTTTCCTTTAGGGTAATTTCCTTCTTTTTATTTAAAGAAGTCTCTACCAGATAGAATGTTTCAAGAAATAGAATAAAAGAATAATTGTTTTTAAGTATACCCTCTTTGTCATTAATATCAAAGATATGTATACTGTTGGCTGCATGAACAAAAAAGTTTATTTTCGAGCCGTTAATTCTGTAACTAAACAACCTCTCTCCCATAATCTCTACGTTTACCATATTAAGAGAATACGTCTTATTTCTCAGGATTGCTATACTTTTGTTAAGGGCTATTATATCCATTTTAAAATCAAGTGCTTTAAAAGGAAGAACCACTTTATTAAATTTATTAAAGTTCATATTTATCACCAGACCTATTACAAATTTGATTTTCGTTTTTCAAGGGTATCAGCGAGGGAAATGTTTTTGCGATTCCCCCACCGACCCAAAATGCCCCGTTTGGACACGAATTAATTTATTTTATCCATTTCGTTTTCAATCACCATATCAAGATTTTCCTTGAATGAATTTCCCCCAAAAAGGGAGTCAAATTCCTCTATATCATCTACTACTAAATCCGTAAAGATGTGTTCAGAAATAGCCTGTAAAAATTCCTCAAAGTGTTCCTTCACAAACTCATGTACCGCATTCTTTTCCATTTTAAATTCCTCCTGTCTTAATAATTTTTATTATCGGTCAATATGGTTTCCATTATTGTAATGAAGCTAGTATCATCAGGGTAGTTGTCTAAAATATACTCATAACCTTCCTTAAAGGAACGATACTCAAAGAAACTCATTTTACAAGCATTGTATATCTTTGCCATGGTTTCCGTTTCAGACAGGGTTTCATAGTCGTCCTCAATGGTGTCAGGCTTCATAAATGCTTCAAATTTTTCAACATATCCATCATCGGGATGGTTAGCTTTAAGCCAGTTTACAGCCGCTTCCAAATCGTTAAAATAAGGAACTTTTTCCTCATAATATTTTTCAGCAATATCATGAACATCACTGTCAAATATAAAGTTGTCTAAGTTGTCAATAATATTTTCGACACTGGTAAAAACCTCGTTTTCAATGCCAAAAATATTCATAGCACACTTATCCTGCAAGGCATAATAAACCTTGTCATTAGTCTTAAACTTTATACAACCCAAATCGTAACTCTCTAAAATCTCACTTAACTTCATTTTATTTTACCTCCTAAATTCTCTTTAATATAATCAGCATAATAATTTAAAACATCATAGGCACATTTGTCAAATGCTATAAGACAATCAGACTTATTGCTCCCTTGATACTCCAGATTGGCAATATCTACAAGATAATCAGGAACATCTTTCAAAGGGAAAACTTGTATTGTTTCAATGATGTATTGAGTGGCTTGAATGCGACCAGCCCAGCCGTACTTGTCTATCTTTTTTTGAGGAAGTTCCTTTGCCTTTTTGCAATCATTGATGTAAATTCTTAATCCATTGATAAATTTTTTCTTGTCCATTTCATCTACCTCTTTTCTTGAATTTTTATTTTTTAGTTGTTGTTGTCTCACCCCCCTCTCCATGCTTTTATTATAGCACAATTTGAGCTATTTGTCAAGTGTTTTTTAATTTATTTTTTCATAATCTTGAAACAATATTCCACGGACACCGTACTTAACTGTATTTCTAACGCCACTAAATCATTTCTTGTGTCCTCATTCAATTCAGAAAAAACATTTTCCAGCGATTGAACCCAAATCGCTCCGTTTGGAACTATTCCCCTATTCTATTAAAGTACCTCTGAAATATATCCTCTAATGTACTTTTAGCGTGTGTTTTCTTTATCCAGTAACGCTGGTGAGATGTAGCATTTCTGAAAACTACTCTCCATGTGGATTTGTCCACATTATACAACAATGAAAATTCAGGTATAGCAATCTCATAGCCGCCCTCGTTGTATAGCTTCACGCTACTGGTCGCTTCGACTATGCTCCCCTTTTTCTCTACTACATAATCATAGTAGTCAATATTAGGGAGATTCTCAGCCCACAGAAAAACAGGGATATTTGCCTTGCCAGAGCGGAAAAACTCTATGTATTCTTTTAAATAAACGTCTATTTCCCTCCTGTTAGTCTCTTTATGAGAAACATTCATCGCCATCTTTTCATACTTCTTTGTCAGCTCATAATTACCTATGCCAAAAGGAGCATACCCAGTCACAATGGCTACATCACCGAACACATAAACATCACTAGCCCAGCCGTAAATGTTAGTGGTATAAAACGATGGATTTTTATACCTTAGCAGGAATTGCAAATCGCAATAACCAACCTTGATGATTGTTTTATGATGTTCTTCAACAAATTTTCTAGTAACTAACACTTTCATTGTATTATCCTCCTTTATCCTTTGACTTTTCTAATTGTACCACTAATATAGATATACGCTAATTTTGATACGTCTCTCTTTTTAGTTGTTTTTACGTAACCAGAGAACCCTTTTTTGCTAAGATAGTTACACAAACTATCAAAATCGTACCAGTGTAAACAGTTGCGAAGCTGGTTTTCTTTTATTACCACACTAGCCGCAGTTTCCGTAAAATTCATCGCAAAGTCATACAGGTCTGACTTCATATCGTTGTTCAAATTGGAGTTGACAATTCTCTCCATCAAGCCTACACAATAGTCAGACAGGGTTATTCTTTGGAATTGTTCATCCCTGTATAATCTGTTTAAACCCAGCTTGTACGCTTCGACCGCTAACAGAGCTTTGTATTCCTCGTAGTTATTGACTTCTTTCCTTAACATAATCATAATAAAACCTCCTCCACACATTCCATAATTCCCCCGTACATGGCTGCCATTACAGGCAGCCATGCAGGGTTAAAACTGGTTAATTCTAAGCAGGTAACGTAGCCTAAAAGCATAGAAGCCACAAATAACACAACCAGCAGTAACGCCTTTGCCATTAGAACAATTCACCTCCTTCTGTAAACTCGTATCCATTCGCTCTTATGGTTTCAGCCACGATTTCATCAGAGGTAAGGTAGTCGTATTCCTCCTCCAAATCTCTATATAGTTTCTCGCAAAGCTCATCCTTTACTTTTCCCAGTTTTTCTTCTATAAGATTAGACAAACGAGGATAATAACCACCATTATCAGCTTCTACCGTCTCACTAGGGTAATATTGATAGGTAACCCTTTTTACCAGCATATTTAAATTATACTCAATAGAGTTAGACAAGCGTACTAACCGCTTCAGACCAGTTTTCTCTGCAAACTTCTTAAAATCAGAAATTTCCCCTGTAAAACTAGCTCCGTCCCCCTGCGAATAGAAGCCGCTAAAATTCATATCGTCTACCTCAATACCGTACTCGTTTGCAATCTCCTCGAACCCTTCATATACAGGCTCGTACCAGTCATGTTCTACATTAATGTAGCGGAACTTCTCCAGAACCTTCTCTTGTGTCTTTGCAGCTAATTCGTCAAACTGAAAAACCTTAATAGTTACTTCTCTCATTATTCTTTTCCTCCTAAAATTTAGTTTAGGGATAATTCCCTTTAGAGTGCCAGCCAGCAAAACCAACTAGCACGTAAAAGGAACTATTTTATAGATTCTCTAACTCCTCGAACAATTCGGGATAAAACTCGAACATCTGGGTTCGAGAAAATGATTTTATCTCAAACACCGCCAACAGGAAAAACTGCTTTTAGCGATTAAACAGAAATCGCTCCGTTTGGACACCCCCGAAGGGGAGGGGGATAACCCCCTTATTATTCATACTTGAACTTGTTCTCTTTACCACGTACCTCCCAGAAATCTTCGTTATAAACATCACAGCCGACCCCCTCCCATGATGTGCCGAAGTGGTCTACGAGCAAGCACCAACGACCTAACTTGTCGGAATAAGCCAGAATAAGCTCAAAGGTTTCCTGCAACCAGTTTGCTTCTGACTCGGAGCTAATGTCTGTCAAGTACCACTGAAAAATTTCTGGGTACTCGTATTCATCCTCCTCCTCATTGTAAACAGAGGGGATATTTTCCCAAATGTTTTCATCCAATTCTGGGATATTGTTGAGTAATATTTTGTTCTGAATAAAAGATGTTGCGAAACGATAACTAACTCTACCGAATACCTTTTTCATAATAATCTACCTCCATATTGACTAAATAAAATTTCTTATAAGACATTAACAGGACACCGCCACGATTACCCAGCTTAAAAAGATGGATAAGGGTAAGGATAAAATCTCTAGGATAATTTTTAGACTATCCACGGCATCTCACCTCCTTTTAGCTAAATGAAACCAACCAGATTGATTGATTTCAGTCAGCTAAAAAGCTGATTGCTTATTTATCTTAATGATTCGGTTGAAGCACACCTCCGAACAGAACGCCCTTTTTATTTGACAACCTCACACTAGCTTGATTTTCCCTTTTCCTGTTGTCTTGTAACTGTTAGATGTTTACATCTAGTTGACACTAACCAGCACATAGTCAGACGGCTACCCTACATCTAAAAACGTTACCATTCAAGGAAGCTGGATTCATGTATCATTTTTGTTACCTGTATGACAAACAGGGCTTTTCGCCAGATTGGAAAAACTAACTAATGTGAAGTTGTCAAAGGGCGGAGATTAATTGTATTATATTAAACTCCATTTCGCTTCTATTTTCTCATTCCATATCTTTAGACCAGAACCAGACAAACCTCTATTTTTTAGCGTGTCTATGGTTGGGTAGCCAGAGCCATAGCCGTTTTAAAAAACTTTGAAAAAGTCTTTTATCTAGCCGCCAGATACTTCCTAAGAAATATCCACGAAACTTTATTTAATTTTTCGGGTTTAATCACTCACCCGACCGATTGCGTATCGGTAGACGACCTCTATTACAGGAGAAACCTTCCTTTTACCGTTTTAAAAAGTTACGGCAAACTTTTGGTACTTTTTTTATCTTGTTCGGTTAGGGTGTACATCCCTACGTCATTTCTTATTAGGTCGCCCGATTGACGACCATGCTTTTATTATAGCACGCAACGTGCTATATGTCAAGCACTTTTTAACTTGTGACTCTAGTTAAGAGGTATAGCTTTTTTTACAACGTCTATACACGTTGATGTTGGTGATAACACTTCACGG